TTAATTACTAAATTATAGAGATTATGAAAAAGAATGATGTTGAGTCTTTGACTCCTGCTCAGTCTAAGAAAATTGACGAGCTCATGGCTGTCGGTATCACCGAAGAGGCTGCTGTTGGTATGGTCGTAACTATGGACAACCGTTCCTTGAATAACGAGGAGCTGGCAGTAGGAGATATCCTACATATCAAGGGTATGGCTTCGGACGTATCTTCGTTCGACACTGACGACGGAGATAAAGCGTTCTTCATGAACGTCCTAACCTCCGGCAGCCGAGGCACCGTTTCCATCTCCCGACTCATCGGGACTGCTAAGCCCCAGAAAGTTTTCACTGAGGGGGCTGAGTGGTTGGATGACGTCGTTCCGGAAGCGTTCAACAAGGAAGATTATTTCTACTTAAATGAGCGTACTGTAGCGGATGCTGCAAAGGAGTTGATGCTCCTTAAGAAGGGATGGGAGAAAGACCATGCAGGCAAGACCTACACGCTGCAAATTGTGGCACGCGCGGAACGTGTTGCCTCATATGGGAAAACCTACTGGTACCTATTTAAGGTAATTGAGTAAAAGGGTGGACACTCCATTAGGAGTGTCTTTCCCCTTTTTTATTTTGTATATTTTTTGTATGATTTATCACACAGTATTTGGTCGACTTGACCATCTGGATATATTTACCAAAACCAAAAAATACAAAATATACCCAAATTGGTACGGAAGATGTGTATTATTAGGATTCTTTACTCTTATGAAAAAGGGTAATGAGTGGGAAATTATTAGAGTGTTGCCCGCAAAGAAACCTAAATATGCATTTGATGAATGGTTAGCATCTCACAAAGAAGATTGGAGAGGTTCCTTTAGATGATAAGAGAACGGGTACACTTTTCTGTGCCCGTTTTTCTCTATTTTCCATATTCCTTCATTTTTCATTTTGTAATCTAGTTTATACTATTTTACAAAAACTATCTTTGTTCTAAAAAGTAATTTTTAAATAAGTAAAAAAAATTAATTTCTGAAAACTAAATAACTAAAAATATGAAATATATTGTAAAAACAGTAAATCCGATGGCATATTTTGAAAATGCTTTCGATTCCTATGCAGAAGCACATGATTTTGTAAAAGATCACGTAGAAAAACTTAGTAACTGTGTAAACATTAAGGATATTAAGTTTCTGGATTTAGATACCTGCATATTTAAAATAATTGGTGCAGGGCATGGGATGATTATGATTTGTGAAAAGAATTAGGTTGAAATTCCTGGGCATAAGCCCGAAATCCTTTCTGATTGGTGCTACCTTGACGTGGTAGAGAGGCTTTAAACTGAAAGCACCTTTGTATAATGAAAAAAAAATTTATGATTATGGATAAAAGTAATATCAAAATCAGTAAAGTCTACTTTGAAGATAGAGTAGATCACTCTAAACTAAGTAATGAAGAAGCTTTAGCTATTTATTATGCAGATTAAGAGTATCTTAAGAAGAATTTCTTAAGTGGCACTCTGGAATAGACAGAGAACTTTTCGTAAAAGCTGAATAATATGTAGGCTTACTCCTGAATTGGTAATAGGAGTTGTGACGGCATCCAATATGGGTGTATGCGTGTGAGCATTTATCTTGCACATTTGCCTCATTAAAGATAACCCAATGGCATGGGAAATACTATGGCTGGACTAAGAACCAAACCAAACCTGAATACTCTTCCTAATATAAAGAGAACTGAGAATAACAACTCAGTTTCCATAGAGATGATTATTCCAGAAAAGGATAGCCAGTACACTTACTTCGACTACGCTGCATATTCAGATGCAGTAGTACGTGCTCATGCAGGAGTGCTTATGGAGGCACTGAACAAGCGAGCAATGAACTGCGCTAAAAAGCTGCAGGACAACATAGGCAATATTCTGTCCAATGACGGATTGGTTATTGCCTACAAGTTGGAGAGTAATAATGCTGTAAAGCATTTTTCTCTCCCTGCGTATGAAGCAATGCAGAGAGGAATTGACTACCTTCGCGAGGATCGCTATGACGATTTTCTCCGTGATTCAGCTATTCTGATTCAGGCAGTAAAGGCTATCGCTGTATACGATGAACCAGTACGTTTTAAAGACGAATTGGTATCAATATTAATGGACGAATTACTTCGAAACAAATGATACTTGTATGGTATTTGACACTGGCAGCTGGAATCTTTGCATTCCAGTTGTTAGTGTCTCTTTACGGAACAAAATTGTTTGGTGAAGATTTGGAGAAATTTAATCATTTTTTTACTAATCTAGTCCTGTTCTCTTGGGCATTTTTATTCCTTGGAGGCATGATAGTATATATATTATGGTGATATGAAATGGTATATCGTTAACAAGAATAACGTATGTCTAGAGATGGAAGAGGTAAGAGAACTTTCTGATAAATTAAATTATGATGAGAGTACTATCTTCCGCCTTTGTCTCTATGTTGGGAATTCCCTGCAAAAATATTCCACTGATCGGTGGGCAGATTGTTTGCAGGAGATTCTTAAAAGTTACACTAATAGTCACAGCTTTGAAGATTTTGTGGATTTAATAGCCACAGATGATCTCATTGCGTTCATTTTTTGGATGCGTGAACATGGCTATTATATTTTCGTGGCATCGTAAGGGTTATAATTGTTTTCCTCCTCGAGCGTATGCTTGAGGAAGTTTTAATAAAGAAGATTATGAAGAAGATTATTTTTAGTTTAGTGTTAATGTTGTTGGGGGTTTGTAATATTAATGCAGAAGTAGTGCGTACTGGTAATACATTTACTACTACTCAAACTACTACTGCTGATACTAAAACAGCATATTTTTGGCAAGATAAAGAAGGTAATAAATATCCAATTTATAAGTCTAAAACTGGTTCTTTATATGTAAAGAGAATTAGTAAAAAGACTGGTAAAGAGTATAAGTATTATCTGCCTAAAGCGACACAAGATCAAATAAAGTCTCAAACTGGTTTATAATGGAATTTATAGAATCTGTATTGACGGTTATTTTTACAATAATTTTTTTCATCTATTTTATCACGGGAATTATTATAATTATCCGTGCATTTATGGGTGGGAAATAAGGATACGAGAAGAGTCCTATATTAAGTTCTTCTCAGCTATTAATTTCAAATACATCAGATTCAAACTCTGTTATTTAACGCGAGTTCTGGTGTAAATATTATGTTAGGATCACAGTAACTTATTTAATTAAGTTATACTTCTTAGAAGTTGTGATCATTTATTCCCGCCGTAACTTAATTAAGTTATACTGGGATTTTATACTAGCTCCTCTTTAGGATTAAGCTGGTAACTATTTGTGATGATGCAGGCTCTCATTCACTATCAAAGCGCAGTATACAAAGTGGGAAAGTTGTATTACTGTGCAAAACCTGTAGGTTGGTTTACCCTTTAGCTCCACCTAAAAATAAACTGGGTTGAAATTCCCTGGGATCGTGCGCACAATATCCCTAAAATCCTTCTTATATGAGTACCTTGACGTGGTTAGAAGGCTTATTAACTAACACTCATAAAATAACAAGAATATCAACTTAAAAACAATAAAAATGATACAATTTACAAAAGACAAAGAAATCATCTTCGAATCAAAAGTATCTGATGTCTTAAAAGATTTAGGATACATTGGATCTGACAGAATTGTGCACATCATTATTGGTGCGTCCGAAAGATTTTGTATGGATATTGAACCACTTTCTTGGGCAGGAGTAGTTGGTCAATTGTATAAAACCATCTATAAAGAAACCGCAACTCCAAACGAATATGCAGGTAATGCTGCAATTCTCCTTCAAGTAGTATTTGCAATCATGGATCTCGAGAGATTGGGATTCAAATTAGAAGAAGAGCCATGAAGAAAGAAGATATTAAAGTACCAGCAGAGGTTTACTCTTTAGATAGAGAAGCCCATCCTACATTAACTCAAGAGGAAGCTCTTGCAGTTTATTACAGTGAGTAAGTTTCATGTGTTTCCCTCCTTTAGACAATTTGTCTATTGGGGGGTTTTAAAAGAAGAAAGCAATGAAAATAAGATTCAAAAATAAGAAACATTCTTTTACTGCTCCAGAACTAATTAACATTCTCGAAGAGCATGGATATGATAATGCAGGTTACATGGTAGATTGTATTATGCTTGCTGCTGAAAATCTATCACAATATAACATGCCCTTTGATTGGGCAGGTGTTGTTGGTCAGTTGTACCAACATGTATTTGTTAGGGATTTAGGAGCTTATCATTGGTTTGAAGATGATATTGCAGACAATCTTCAAATTGTTAAAGCGATTTATCATATATTCATAGACGAAGGAATTTATATAGTTAAAGAGGCATGATACAGAAGACAATTAAGCTCGATGGTTATACCGAATTAGGTGTAATGGGGCATTGGGAACCATTTCGTCACACAAGAAAGTATAAAGTCGATATTGAACTACCTGAGTATAATCGTGGTAGTATTGATATTGATGATATACCTTTTAAAGGTGCTTGGACTACGGTTCAAATAGACGATATTATGTCAGACTTCGAGGAAATCGAAGGAGAAGCATATTGTCGTCCAGAGGATTAAATCCTCAGAGGGTTGAAATTCCCGAGACTTAGGTCTCAAAATCCTTCATAATATACACTACCTTGACGAGGTATGAAGGCTTTTAACAGAATGTGTATAATCCTTTTTGTAGGTTTGAGTAGAGTGAAGTATAGTAGCTCTCGGTTAAAAATCTACTATGGCAAGCAAGATCTTGAATATAATGTTGGCATTAAAATGAATCTCTAGCTAACGGAGTAAAATCTATGCAATTAGGTAAGCATTCAATTTTTGAAGAGTTTGAAGTTATAGGCTTAGGAAAGATTACTATCCAAGCAAATAAAAATTATGGAATTATCGACATAGAGCCGAGAATTCCAGAGATTTTCTCTAAGTACTACGGACGTCAGATTACTGATACTAGAGTTCTTGGTGAGTTAGTAGAAGATATGTATAACACTTTAAAGTCAGTAGAAAATGAGAAGTAAAGATTTCAAACCTGAAGAGCATATCGCTGATTTGAACAACCTGAAAAGAAATCTAATGTGTTTAAACAGACCTTTTAGTAGAAGTCTGTTTATAAGTGGACTCAAAGGAATTGGTCTGCCGGACAATGATGTTTTTTGGATGGCAGTGAAACGTAGCGGTATTGTACAACAGCTGAGCAGAGGCTGTTACATATTCAAGAACGATAAGCCAATACATATTAGTGTGCTGGCTAAAATTCACAAAGACTATCGTAAGATAGTCTGTGATTATAGCAAGACTTACAGAGAAAAGCATTCCTCAAAAGAAGTTGAGAAACCTGTAGAAGCTCATGTTCAACTAGAACCTGTACATGAACTTACTGAAGAAAATGCAGTCAAACTTCTGAAAGAGCTAGGCTATATAATATATAAGCCTGAGGTTGCGATTTTCTACAAAAAATTATAAATGGAGTTCATTTTTTAGTTTTTAGTTGGTTTGCGAAGATACCACTTGTTTACAATTTTTAACATCAAAAATTTGGAATTGTGCTCAAATAGTGGTATCTTTGCATTACTTACTCAGAGAAATAAAATATAAGGTGGCACACAGCAAATTATAAAAACTTAACTTGAAATTAAGGATTATTTTGCCACCTGTTTACAAGAATACTTACAGCAATTAATATTAAAATTAAATATCTATATAAAGTATTCTGTAAGTTGCAGCATTCGTCTAGTTGGTTAGGACGTCAGATTTTCATTCTGGAAACTAGAGTTCAAATCTCTAACGCTGTACAAAGGGGTTATCGGTATTATTAATTTCTTCGGTTCTACTACTAGTCGAGTTCGACTCTCGACAACCCCTCTAATTTGTTTGTTTTTTGTCAAAGATCCATTTTATATTACTCGGTATGTGATATATAGAGTAATAGGGAGAAAGGTTAAAGTGAGTTCGATTCTCACACTCTCCCCTAATTTTTTAAATTGGCGAAACATTGTTAACACTGTTCTAACTCTATGTGAATATCGTTAGAACTTTTATCGCGGAATGGAGAAGTGGTATCTCGCTTGGCTCATAACCAAGAGATCGCAGGTTCGAATCCTAGCTTCCGCTACTATGTTTTTGTTTATGATGTTATATTGAAGTCAGCCCTATGTGAATATCGCTGATTCTATTATTTCATTATTTGTGAATTATTTAATTAAAAGTTCTTCACCCTATGTGAATATCGTGAAGTTTTAAGGAACTAAATGGTATATGAAGGTTCGATTCCTTCTAGTTCCACACTGTATTTTGAAGATAAGTTTTAGGTTCGTGAGAATATAGAATTAGGGAATAGATTATATTTTTAGTCTATTCCCGTATTTTTAAATAGGACTTATGATGGTTCTTCGAATGAAGAAATCGTAACTACAAGAACATCTTTTAGATGTTAAAGTCTTGTTCTAAGACGTAACTGCTTAGAGGTGTTAGCCTACACGAGGGTATAAGGGCATCAAATAATTTTATATTTATGAAAAAGCAAGAAATTGTATTAAGTGCTTACATGTTAATTATGGCAATGTTAGCATTTGTGGTGGTATTTTAAAAGTAGGTTCGATTCCTACCTTGCTACAAAAAATCTTTGTCGCCGAGTAGCACCATACCAGCCTTGTAGGGAAGGTAAACTACGTAATAAGCTTTAAATCGTGGGGATTCCTTTACTAATACTAAAGGTGCATTGCGCAATATGATAGGTATTAGGATAGTACGAAGTACTAGACAGAAAGGCAGAGATTTAAGAGGAGAGTATTATTACTTTCCTCTTTTAAAAGATTATACTTCAAGTGTTATATATACTTTTGTTATTTTCGTAGTTACAGGTTTGTGAAAATATGTAATTATGTTTGGGAAGATATTGGTTATTTTGTAAGTTCGAATCTTACTCTTCCCACTCCTCATAGTTTCTCCAGCTATTAAAAATTGGAGGGATCGCCATCCGCCAGAGAGTATGGAAGTTAGGTCGCTTACTGTTAAAGGCGATGGGTTTGTTTGCTAATTTTGTTAACCCGATTAAAATTTCAAATTTAGCTATACAGTAAAAATACACTTAATGTTTGAAACAAACTTTAAATAGTTCCGAGGAAACTTGTATTTTACTGTTAAAGGTATTTAGGAGTAATTAGAAACTCGCATTAATTTGGAATATTACAATTAGTGAGTGTGGGGCAGTGCCACCTAAATATACTCTTCATGTGTTTAAGTTTTTTACTATTGCCTCTGTGAAGATCCAATAGTTTTAATTTTAAAAAGTATGGAATAGTTATTAAAATGGTGTTAGGAGATAGATTCAAAACCTAAAAATTCTCTTATTATAAAAATATTAAATTGGGATATGGTGTAACGATTAGCACTAGACATTTTGGATGTTTCAGATTTGGTTTGAATCCAAATATCCCAACATTAGATTAAAAATATTAATTTTAATTTTTTAAATTATGAAAAAGTTATTGTTAGTTTTTGGTGTTGCGCTTCTTATGAGTGCTTGCTGTAATGGTTCTTCTACAGAATCTAGTACTGATTCAACAGATTCCGTTGTTGTTGATTCTGTAGCAGTTGATTCAACTGTTCAACTCTAAATGGCAATTTAGCGAGTTCGATTCTCGCTTAGAGTGCAAAAAGGATAGTATTCTAGTTTAATCCTTTAGTTACCCATGATGGGTAACGTTACTCACTACTTTTAGGTATTAAGTAAAGTTTTTCAGAAAATGCTAGATTGCCTATTTCTGAAAATGCGCTTTTTAAAACGGCAAATAAAAAGGGTAGAGTACGCCCAAGTCATTTAGTCCTGTTCCTAACCACCTTCTAAATCTGACTTGTAAATATTAAGGTTTGTAAGGTGAGGTCGTAATGAAACACTCAAATGGTTAGTCCTTTTGATGCCTATGTTAATGTTTAGCCATCAACGAACATTACGTTTATTAATATGTTAGTGTTAAGTGTTCCCATATCTATTAAACTCAATCCTTTATGTATATTCTAGGAACTACAAATCAGAAAGCTTTTGTGATTATAGAAAGTGGAAAAGAAATTATTTTTACTTATGATTATACAAGAGCTAACCAGTATGAAAAAATAGGAGATGCTATGAAAATGGCAGCTACTATAAATCACATATTAGGAAAATGTATAATATCAATAATAAGTGGAAATTTTGATTGATTTTACGTTATGCTTAAATATTTTAGGCATTGCCTTAATAGCTGTAATAAGCTATCTTTTTAAAACCTCAGTTTCTAGTAATCTGTAAACTAGTGACTTTTCGAATTTTCAACAAGAAAACTAGGGTTTAGCACAACCTAAAAGTGAACTGACCAATGTCTATTGGTAAAAGAGGTTTTATTGTATTGGTGAGGTTTCCGATATGTAGAATAAGATCTCTTAATTCCTTATAGCTTAACTGGATAAAGCGCAATATAGTATTGAGTTTTGGGTTCGAATCCCAATAAGGAAACAATAATATTTTAGATTATGAAGAAGATTTTACAGATTTTAGTATTTTTTACATTAAATGGGTATGCTCAACAAGTGTCTGTTAAAGGACATGAATTTATCAAAGAGCATGAAGGATTAATTCTTACTGTTGATGCAAGAAATCAAATTGGATATGGACATCTTAATAAAAAAGGTGAATCATATAAAAGAATAACTAAAGCTAAAGCAGAGCAATTATTTGTTCAAGATATTACAGAAGTTAATAATGCTATTAGTAGGCTCTTAAAAGAACTTCCTAAAGTTAAATATACTCAAGGTTTTATTGACGGTTTAGGAAGTTTAATTTATAATTGCGGTGAATATGGGGTAGCAAGTTCAGAATTCTATCGTAGATTATCAAATTGTAGAGTTTCTAATGGCACTTTTAATATCCAAGATTTTGAATTTACATTAGCAGCAGTGAAATCCTTAAGATGTCCAACAAAAGGACATAAGTTAAGAAGAAACAGAGAATATAAATTGATGCGTAATGGCATCTATAATTAACATTTTAAAATTAAAGATTATGAAAAGACTCAAAAAATTCGTTAAGTGGTATTTCGAGAATGCACCTTATGCTATGATGCCATCTGGTTTTATTCCTTACAGTATTAGTGACAATCGTCATTAATACTTTTTTGAGCTGTAAAAATTAAATGATTATGTTTGACAAAAAATTAACAAATCTCTTTGATGAGTCTATTGATGTAAAAAATCAATATGAAACAGTTTCAGAAAACGGAGCTGTAAAATATTCAACTTCTGGAAATGCTTTTATAGATAATTTTGCTAGTATTGGTTCTTTTAGAGATCCTAGAGCATATTCTGAAGTAGCTAATGACATGGAACTTTTATGGAATGTAGATCCTTTAAAGTGTCTTAAATTAGCAGTTTATATCCGAATGATTACAAGAGCTACTAAAAATGATGATGAAATATTAGAAGTACAAAAAGGACAAGGATTGAAAAATGAGGGCATTCTAAGAATAATCTGGATTGCAATTAATCATCCTAATACTTTTAAATCTAATATTTCTATATTTATATTAGCGGGTTCTTGGAAAGATATTTTCACAATGCTAAATTTAGATTTACAATATCATGGTTGGAATAATCGTGTTTTAGATTGGAATTTTATGCTAGGAGTTATTCAAGCTGGATTAAGTAATAAAAATTGTACTAATCTTGTTAGAAAATATCTTCCTACTATAAAGACTAATTCTAAAGCAACTACAATAAAATCACAAGCAGATACTATAATAGGCAGATGGATAGCTAAAAGTTTATTTAATTCTAAAGAATCTTTTAAAGAATATAGAAAACTTAAAAGTAAAGGTTCTGCTCATAAATGGCAGCAATTAATATCTAAACGATTATTTGATAAAATAGATTTTAATTCCGTTTCTGGGCGTGCTTTATCCCTTTTAGTTAATTCTAAATTTTTAGAAAATCAAAATCTTTCTAACAAATACTTAGAATGGATTAAAAATCAACCTATAGCTAAATATACTGGATATGTATTTGAACTCTTTAAACCTTGTGAAAATGTTACCCAAGTTCCAGAATATGTAAAGTACACTATTAATGCACAATTCAAGAATTTATTGCAAGAATCTCCTTCTAAATTATTAGTTGTTAGAGATACTTCAGGTTCTATGATGAGTATGGTTCCTGGTTGTAAAGTAACTGCATTTACCATTGCTAAAGCTCTTGCATTATATTTTTCAACTGCTTTAACAGGTAAATTTAAAGATACTTATGCCGAATTTAATGATACTTGTGTTTTACACAAATGGAAAGGTTTAACTCCCGTTGATAAATATTTAAATGACACGCACTATAGCATTGGAAATACTAATTTTCAAAGTGTTATTGATTTGTTTATTAACATGAAAATGCTTGGTTGTACATCTTTTCCAGAAGGTATTCTTTGCATTTCAGACGGGCAATTTGATAGTTGTGGTACTGTTTCTAATTTTAATAAGGCAATTGATAGACTTAGAAGAGCTGGATTTGATAAAGAATATATAGATAATTTTAAAATTATACTATGGGATATTCCAACTTGGACATCTTCTAAACCTAAGTTTGAAGATTTTGCAGATGCTCCCAATTTTTATCATTTGTCTGGATATGATCCTTCTATTATATCATTTATATTAGGAACTAAGAAGAAAAGTACTCCTAAAAACGCATTAGAATTGTTTGAATCTGCTATGGATCAAGAACTTCTTAATAGGTTAACAATATAAATACAGTGGGTTTGAAAAACAAATTAGAGCGTCCCACCTTAAAAAATCAGCTTAATGTGTGGTTTATCCGACCTTAAGGATTTTAGATTTAAAAGATAAAAGTTTATATAAATATGAAGAATTTGAGTTTACAGTGGATAGTGTCGATACTATTTATGAAAGAGTATTAAGAAATTTACATCTTGTTAGATGTCCACTTAGGAAGTATAATGATTTAACATATTATGATTTAGCAACTGAAATTCAATGCTATTTTAATATTATGGTAGGCCAAGATGTAATTAAAGAACTTTTAAAAGAAGGTTCGCATCATAAAGTAAAAGATTATATACGAGAACAGATGTGGAATTAGAAATATTATTTATAATTACCATGCAATACAAAACATTAACAATAGATTCTGATAGAAAGTTATGTTTAATTGATGAAGAAGAAATTCCCCTCTCTAAAAAGGAATATGAATTATTAACTTTTTTATTAGAACATCCAAATTATGTACATTCTAGGGGAACTTTGATTAAAGAAATTTGGAAAAGCCCCACATCTTTAAGAACAGTAGATACTACAATTTCTAGACTGCGGAAGAAGATAAAAGAGTATAGTTCCAATATAACAACTAGACTTGGTTTTGGATATTGTTTTAACACAAAATAATATGGACATATATTACATAATAGGAATATTTTCCTATTGTACTTTTATAATACAATTTATTGCTGCCTTAGCTCTAGGAGATATTGATCTTGATATTGATCTTGATGGTAATATAGATTTTAATGTAAGTGATTTGTGTTCATTTAAAGGACTAATTCATTTCTTAATGGGTTATTCTGGGTGGATTATTTTAACAAATTCTACTACATTACTTAATAATATTATAGCTATTGCAATAGGTTTAATATTTGTAGTTATTTTATATTACATTTATAGATTTATTTTAAAATTAAACTATGAACCTGTTTCTAAATCGGGAAAAGACTTGATAGGTACTAAGGTAACCGTTTATTTAACAATGGCAGATCCTTATAAATGTATTTGTATCGTAAATGGCTCTTGTGAAATAAATTGTATATCACGAGATCCCGTTAGTGCCGGAGACATCAGAACTATTCTTAATTATAGGGATGGTATTTATTTTATCTAAAAAACTTTTAAATGTTACAAACTAGTTTTATTGTTGCAGGAATTCTTGTAGTTCTTGTAGTGTTGACCGTAATTGGTCTAATGTCGCGTTATCGTAGATGCGCAAGTGATGAAATTCTTGTAGTATTTGGTAAAGCTGGAAAGAAAACCCAGATTAATCCAGAAACTGGCAAGAGCGAAACAGTTGTTTTGCCTTCTAAAATTATTCATGGCGGAGGTACATTTGTATTTCCGATTATTCAAGATTGGCAAAAAATGTCTTTAACTCCTATACAGATTCAAACTTCTGTAGTTGGAGTATCTAGCCAAATGATTAAAGTAACTATTCCTGTAACATTAACTACTGGTATTGGTACTACTCAGGAGCTTATGCAAAATGCTGCTAGTCGTTTCTTAAATGCTGAATTAGAAGAAATTGCTAATCAAATTAAGGATATTCTTATTGGTGAAATGCGTAGTCTTATGGCTACTATGACCATTGAAGAAATTAATGCTGATCGCGGTAAATTCTTAGGTAAAGCAAAAGAGAACATTGAAACTGAAATTAATAAAGTAGGTTTCACTATTATTAATATTAATAATGCAGATATTTCTGATGATGCAAATTATATTAAGAATTTAGGTAAGAAAGCAGCCACTAAAGCTCAAGCTCAAGCAGAAGCAGATATTGCAGAAGAAGAAAAGAAGGGTCAAATTCAAATTGCCGAAACTAACAAGGAAAGGGAAATTGCTGTTGCTAGTGCTGAAAAAGAGCGTGCTACTCAAGTAGCTCAGACTCAGCAAGAGCAGGAAGTAAGAGTAGCTGAAATTAATCAGGATAAGCAAATTAAATTGGCAGAAGCTGAAAAGATTAAGACTACTGGAGTCGCAGAACAACAAGCTGAACAGGCTGCTAATGTAGCTAATGCTAAAACTAAAGCAATAACTGCACAAGCAGAAGCAGATGCGATTAAAGAAGCTAATGTTGCTAAAGCAGAATCTGAAGCTGAATCAGCTAAAGCAGCTAGAAAAGCAGAAGCTATTGCGTCAGTAGCCAAGTCTAATTCAGAAGCAGAATCTGCAAAAGCAGAAGCAGAAGCTCAGAAACAAATTAGAATTGCTAAAGCACAGCAAGAAAAAGAAGCTGAAACTCAAAAAGCAATTAATGACCAGCAAGCTAAAGTTGCAGAGTATGAATCTACTAAGAGACAGAAAGCAGCAGAAGCTAATAAGAAAGCTGGAGTAGCAGAGCAACGCGCAACTATTGAAGTAGCACAAGCTAAAGGAGAAGCAGCCAAAGCAGAAGCAGAAGCAATAAAAGTTGCTGGTACTTCTAAAGTAGAGGCTCAAATGTCAATTGCTAAAATTGAACAAGAGAAACAAATAGAAGTAAACGAAGCTAAAGCTTTAGCAGAACAAGCTAAATTGAATGCTGAAGTTATTGTTCCAGCTGAAACTGAGAAGGAGAAAATTCGTATTGAAGCTGAAGCGATTAAACAAAAAGCTATTCTAGAAGCACAGGCAGAAGCAGAAGCTATTCGAACTAAAGCTTATGCTGAAGCAAATGCTACTCAAACTAAGTTAGAAGCAGAAGCAGAGGGTACTAAAAAGAAACTTTTAGCAGAAGCAGAGGGTAAAAGAGCTTCTTTAATGGCTGAGGCAGATAAGGTACAAGCTATTGAGATGGCTCCTGCGCTTGCTGTTAAGCAAATGATTGAAGCTGGATTGACTCCTGAACTTGTTGTAAATTATAAAACAGTAGATCAATTAGCAGATATTGCTACAGCACAAGCTAAGATATATGAGCATATTCAGCTTGGTCAAGTTACTGTTTATGGTGGTGAAAATACTGCTGGTAACTTTATGTCTAATATGGCTAAGAATCTCAGTCCTGCAATGGATATTCTTGGTAATTTGCCTATTGCAGATACTGTTAAGAAAGTGTTTGGAAGTACTAAATAATTATACTGGAGGGACTTTTATAGTTCCTCCATTTTTGTTTAAAATATGAATAAAGAATATACGATTAAAGGAGAAAATCTTCAATTAGAATATAACGAAGTAAATGGAAATCCCCAATATATTATCACTGATTTAAAACAGGAATTTCCAAGAGATATTAGTAAAGTTTCAATTTCTGCAACCGACGAAAAAAGTATTAGACTTTTTAAAGAAATTCTAGGTATCTATCAAGCATGGAAAGAAATTTGGTCAAAGTATGATAAATTTGATATTTTAACATGTGCTATTACTAAAAATCATGCTTGTGAAGTATGCAAAATTGATAGATACGATCCTTTGTTTAATTATGCGTGGTTGAAATTTCCTACTGCTAGAATTAGAGAAGATTTTTATCAAATTTTTGAGCCAAACTTAAAGAGATTAGTATATATCTTTAACACTTTTTAACTTGGGGAATAAATAAATTTTTCGTAGTATTGCAATACGAAAGGGGCGAAATGATGAAAGTTGGTAAACATAGGGGACTTAAAATCCCCCGATCATTATGATCTTGCGGGTTCGAGTCCCGCTTTCGCTACAATATAATTTAAATTAAATAAAAAATGAATTTAATAGCAACTCACAATTCAGGTACTGGAGAATCTTCTAAGAATATTCTATATAGCTTATTAATTCCATTTGCCAGAACTCAATCTAAAACATTGAGAGACCAAGTATTATCTGGATGTACCTATTTTGATATAAGAATTAAATATGATGGGTATATGGATATTGGTAGATTTAGGGTATGTCACGGATTATGGAAGTCTAAATGTACTTTTTCAGATGCTTTAAATAGTATTTTATACGCTTTAGGTGGTTCTGATAATGTAAATTTAATGGTGACTTATGAAGGTAAACTTCCTGAATTTATTACGGAATCTGTGTTTATAGAAGATATAAAAAATTTCGTAGATAGTTATATCAGTAGTTATGATGGATATGTTTTTGGAACATTTAATCTAACTTCTATTAATGTAAAGAAACCAGAATGGCATTCGATATGGCAAGGAGAATATTGTCCTAAATATGAACAAGGATATAAAAATTTAGATGGTTCTTCTTGGCATACTTATTTACCTATCCCTTGGTTATGGAATAAATTTTATGGAAACCATAATTTTAAGGAGAATTCTTATGTATTTGTAGATTTTTTATAATAATTTAAAATAAGATGGATTTGACAAAAATTTTAAAAGATGCAAAAAGTGATTTATTATTGTATTCCCCATTATTCGGGGATGTTTTATTTAAAAGCATACAAAATTCCTCAACTATAATAGTTCAAACATTATCTGGAAAAGAATACTCTTTTACTAAAGAGGGGACTATTGTAGGATTAGATGAGACCTTATGTATGTTATTTCCTTCTAAAGAAATACAATCTTGGGATAAATTTAAACTTCCTAGATGGAGAGCTGCAGAGGATCTAGAATTTTATTATTATGTAGAATCTACTGGTATAATTACAGGAGAAACTGATTCAAATGATTTATTAGATACTCTTAGATGGAAATCTGGAAATTATTTTAAAACTAAAAAAGCAGCAAAAAGAAGTAGATTTTATAAAGTGTTTATTAAGAAATATAATTAATGCAATATGAAATAGTAATTTGTCAATGTGAAAATGTGGAACATCAAATATTATTTAGTTATATAGACAATATGGTATTTATGCAAATTTATTTAAAACCTGAAAAGAATATTTTAAAAAGAATTTGGATAGCTATATTATATATATTTAATTATCGTTCTAATGGGCACTTTGATGAAATTATACTAAAGAAAGAAGATTCTTCTAAATTTTATAATATAGCTAAATATTTAGAAGATGCTTAACTATAATATTTATACGGATGGTGCCTATTCCTCTTCTAGAAATCAAGGGGGAATAGGCATTGTCATTCTTAGGGGTGATAAAAAAATATTAGAATATTCTCATATGTATAGAAATACTAGTAATAATAAAATGGAATTAGGAGCCATTATACTAGCATTTAGAATGATTCATAAACCAATTGATTCTTTAACTATTTATTCCGATTCTCAATACTGTATAGGATGTGCAATTAAAGGATGGAAACGTAAAAAGAACTTGACACTATGGAAAGAATTTGATTTACAATATGAAAGAGTTTCTAAACTTTGCTTTAATATTTCTTTTATTCATGTAAAAGGACATGCAGGTGATAAATATAATGAATTAGTAGATAAATTAGCAGTAAAAGCAAGTCAAGAGATTTAATAACATTTTAAATTTTAAAATATATGAAGTATCGTAAAAAAGTAGAAAACTTGAAGTTGGCGCAATCCTGGTGGGATAAGTTGCCCGAGAAAGTTAAATCTGCGACTAAGCGTCCAGGTAGTGTTAAACAACGTATTATAACAGGAAGTCGATGATTATTGAAGAAAAGGATTTTAAATTAATACCAGTTAACGAATGTAGTGACAAATTTAATCTAGAACTTCTTTATATTGTAAATAAAGGTAAAAGCAATGAAAAGCAGGAATTTAAAAATGCTGCTTACGGAATTAGATTAGACTCTGCCATTCGTAAAATTGCTAATTTTAGGATTACTAATAAATGCCCTGATATTATAGATTTGAAAACCTATCTAAAAGAGTATCGAATTATTCTAGCAGAAATAACAAAATTATGCGTGGGATGAACCTTCGAAAATTAGTAGACTCCTTAAATTTGTTCTGCGATTGTCTGAATTCTAGTTATGATATAAATTGTGGAGGCTGCTGTTTTTTAGCTTATGTGCTAGCTAAACATTTTGATAAAATAGGTATAAAGTATGATTTAGTTGTCTTTAATGATTCCACTAAGAATCAACAAAGTATTACTGAAGAAATTACTAATTTTCGTTCCAATACTTGTTCTCCAGATTCTATTACAGGGAGAAATACTTGTATACATTATTGCTTGCAGGTAGATGGGATTGGAATGATAAATGCTAATAGTGATTATTGTCTTTTTAAATACGACATTAAAGGAATAAACTCTAAAAATATATGTTGGATTTATAAAACTGGTTCTTGGAATCAAATTTATGATGTAAAACATAATAAAACTGTTGATAATATACTAAAACATTTTTTTAAAGAATATGAACAATAACAAAAAGACAAACAAGCGCGAAGACGATCGCTGGGTTGATGTGCACAATGATGCACTTATGGTAGAATTGGGAATTAGACCTAAGGATAGAGAGCCTAGAGATAAAAGTGTCTGGACAAAAACATCTCAAGAGACTAAACTCTTAAAAAAGCTAAGACGCCAATTTAAGCATATTAATGGGCATTTTCATAATATTCCACAAAAGCATATTCCAGTATGGGGTAAGCTAATAATTTATTTGTTTAAGAATAATAAATTTAGTAAATCTACATACTCAACTAAATGTTGGCAACATGATATTCCAAATATTATTTCTTCATACACAGTTAGAAGTAAAGATTCTTTTAAAAATGTTGTAATGAAATATAGCTGGAATGGTAAAACTTATAATAGTAATGAATTTCCTTATTGGGGAGTAAAATAATTTTAAATAATATGAAAGAATATATTGACGCTATTGAAAGTTCCTTTGTTGATTTTTCAGGTAAAGAACATCGTTTTGTTGTGGCTGCAATTAGCCAGGTTCTTCCTAAATACACTGATCAAGGTGAGGAATTAACTTATGAAGTAAATGAATACATTGAAGATTATGGCTGTAATGATTGTTTAAGTACAATTGTAAAAGTACTTCGTGTTGGCTTTTCGGTATGTAATCCAGAGGATGACTTCGATTTTCAGACTGGCAAGCTAAAAGCAGTTGCTCGTGCTCGTATTAATACTCCTATTCTTTATGCTAGTAGTGCTGGAGTCATTAATAATCGAGTAGTTAAGGCACTATTAATTCAGGAAGCTGAATACCTTAAAAAGAATCCCGAACTATTAATTCCAGGATATACGGAAAGGAAAAGAAGACTTGAACTACGTGAAGAAATGCTAGAGTTAAAAGATAATTTTAACAAGCTTGAAAAAGAAGTGCTTGCAGCCTTACAAGTGAATCCAAAGATTTTTGATAATGTTAAGAAGTACTTAACATGGAAAGAAAATCAAATAAAAGGTGGAAATAAGTGTCCCGCAGAGAAATTGTAATAATATTTGTTGGTATAGTAATTATAATTTGTATTGTCCTTCACAAGAGGGACAATACTTTTATTGACAATACAAAAGTTATAGATTCTTTAGAAACTGAAATTAGTAAATTAGCAACTAAGAGAGACAGTATAGATGAGCGAATTGATACAATAACAATAACAATAGAAAAAACTCATATCCAATATGAAAAAGATCGTAACACTATTATCAATAATAGTACTAGCGAAGACTATGTGTTTTTCCTCGACTACATTCAAGCTAACAAGTCGAGACTCGACAGTATCAATAACCTCTGAACAGCTTAAATATGCAAATTTAATATTTGTAGAGCATGATAAGTTATTAAAAGAAAATGATTTATTAAATATACAAGTGCAGAATTATATTTATAAATCTAAATTTCTAGAAAAAACTGATTCTTTAAGACTACTTCAAATTAATTCTTATAAAGATATTAATGAAAGTTATGCTAAACAAGTAGAAGATTTAAATAAGAAAATTCTGAAACAAAAGAAAACTGTTACAGGATGGAAGATTGGAGGAATTACTGTTAGTGCTGGGTTACTATTATTATTACTTTTAAAGTGAATCCATTAAAAGTTAAGAAAGACAAATTCGGAGTAAAACTTAAATATCCTGATAGAACATGTGCTACTTGTAGAAAGTATCCATGTTTTACTGGGATAGATAAGTGTTCTAGTGATTTTGCTAAATATGGTTGTATATATTATTCTGAACCTTTAATTGAATTATGACGGTTTTAGCACAATTATTAGCAACGTATACTGACAATGGAGGATACATAACTTATGTATTTGAGAATTTAGAAGAAGATGTAGCCAAAGAAAGCAAATACATCATGTGTGTTAGGTACCCTAATTGGAATCACAGACCTTTGAAACTTGGAGAAGTTGGATTTCTATTCTTTATAGAAGTAATAGCTGGAAAAGATACTTGGTTTGATGGTTCTAAAAATATACCTTATAAATATGATGCTATTAGATTTGAAAAGTTTATTGAAAAACCAAAGAAATTAGATGTGGAATATGTTATGTAAGATAACAGAGAAGTATAAATATTATGAAAATTTGAATTATGACAGTGATGAAAGAAAAACTAACCGAAGCTATTAACGCAAAGAATAATGATGTAAAGTCTTTTGTGTGGAAATTTGCTCGCAAGTCTGATGGTACACAACCAGAGATTAAGTTAATGGATGCAACTCCAGAACAGTTGAAAACATTCTACGCACATTGTAACTCAATGTTGTATAGTACTGATAAAAATAATCCAGGGCGTTATGTATTATTGGATATTATTAAAGAGCAACGTGATAAATGCAATATTGAATTATTCATGCGTAAGATGGAATTGGGTAGTATAAGTGCAGATGGTAAAGGCTATCCTAAGTTTATGTATTTACAGAATATTTTGGACTTTAAGAAGAAGAATGCAGACTATTTTGCAGAGCATGATTTTGCATCTTCTCCTATTAGTATTTTTACTGGAAAGCTTCCTAGAGAATTTGAGAATATCTCTATTGATTCTGTAATGAATGCTTGTTTGGACCAACTAGGATTATTTAATAATAAACACATTACATTTAGCTTCATTTTAAATATGGGTGTATATCTTACCCCAGAAGAAATGAAAGAATTCAATGAAAAGGATAGTGAAGGTAATGCTAAGAGTAAACTAGCTTTAATTAAGGAACGTCTTAATATTAAGGATTCCGTTAAGCTTACAGTAAAACCTGGAGGACTAAACTTCAGCGAATTGAGAGCTATGGTTAATCTTCGTACTAAGAAATATTCTGAACTTACTACAGAGCAACTTACAGTGCTTAGAAATAAAGTATTGTTTAGACTTGAAAATGAAGTTACTTTCCATGTTTCTCAATGGGAAAAGAAAATAGACGAACTTGAAAAAGTAGCAAAAGTAAAGGGTGTTGTTCTAGAGTAAATGTTTACACTTATCTTATACTGTCATAATATACCTATAGAAAATTATGCAGCTTTAATATATGTTATAGACAATTATGCAGGAGTCTCTTTTTACTAATATAAGTAGGGACGAGCGACAAGAACAAGGAAGAGTAAAATGGATTAAAAATAAATGTAGAGGAACCTTAGAATTTCCAACTGGGGTAGGTAAAACAAGAACTGCTCTTAAATGTTTGAGTTCTGTCTTAGATAAGTACCCAGAATTAAGAATTTTAGTAGTTGTTCCTACAGATAATTTAAAATCACAGTGGATTCCTCAATTAGATACCTGGGGATTGGGTTATAATTCTGAGGTTCAAATTATAAACACTGTTGTTAAACGAAATTGGCAAGCTGACATATTGGTATTAGATGAATGCCATCGCTATAACTCGGATACCTTTAAAGAAATCTTCCATAAAGTAAGATATCGATATATTTTAGGACTTACAGCAACATTTGAACGTTTAGATGATAAACATGCAATAATGGAAAAGTATTGTCCTGTTATTGATAAAATTACTACTGAGGAAGCTTTAGCTAATGGTTGGATTTCAGAATTCAAGGAATATCAAGTATTAATAGATGTAGACGATATTGATGTATATAAACAATACAACAGAGAGTTTACAGAACATTATGAGTTTTTTGGATTTGATTTTAATCTAGCTATGTCTTGTATTGGCCCGAAAGGATTTATTAATAGAGCTAAACTTAGAGATATGATGTGTCCAACTGGCACAGAAGAGCAACGTAAACAAGTATTCAAGAACATTACTTATCACGCTACTGCTTTTATGAGAACTATTCAAAAACGAAAAGCTTTCATAAATAATCATCCTAAGAAGCTGGAACTTGCTAGAAAGATTATTAATGCACGACCAACTGCAAAAATAATTACTTTTTCAAATAATGTAGCAATGGCTGAGGCTATAGGTCTCGGAATGGTCTACACAGGTAAAGATAGCAAGAAAAAAGGTCGTATAACATTGGAAGAATTCAATGAAATGCCCTTTGGTGTAATAAATTCGTGCGCCAAACTCAACGAAGGTGCAGATATAAAAGGTTTGTCAGTTGCTATTGTTCTTGGACGAGATTCCTCTGAAACTAAATCTGTTCAAAGAAGAGGTAGGGTCGTTAGAAAGGAAGGCGATAAGATAGCAGAGATATTTAATTTGGTAATTGACCAAACAGTAGAAACAAAATGGTTTTCTAATTCTCACCAAACTACGGAATATATTACTATAGACGAAAAAGGTCTTGATAATGTATTAGATGGGAAAGAACCAGAACCATATGTAAAGAAAATAAAAGATTTTACATTTAGATATTAACGTATGTAGTGATTCCGCTCCGAAAGGAGAATAAACATTTTACAGTTTAGAGATTGCAACTTTTTAAGTAAATATCTTTAAACTAGAAATTTGAAACATTTAACTCTAAGTTTAGAAGAGGAAATAAATCTCTTGGACAAATATAATTTAACTCCTAATGAATTCCTAATAGTTAAAGTTCTTCTATTATTGCAAGATAATGAAGAAGAAGAATTGTTTTATAATTTAATAACAACTATAAAACATATTGGGCTTGCATTGCGAGATATTCTTATTAGTTTACAAGAGAAGGGTGTAATTTTAAAAACATATAAAGTACCATCTGAAGGAACTAAATTTGATCCTTTTGCTATTCCTATTAATAAGAATTTTGTAAAGCATTTTTATAAATGTTCTTTTGAAATAGGTAAAGAATTATTTGATAATTATCCTCAGTTCGCTACTATTAACGGTTGTGTAGTACCCCTACGTACTGTTGCTAAGAAGTTTGATTCATTAGAACAAGCTTATCTTAAATATGGTAGAGCAATTGGATTTAATCCAGAAAAGCATGAGAAAATTATAGAATTAGTTAAATGGGCAAAAGACAATAATATCTTAAATTGTTCTTTAGCTTCATTTATAGTTAATGAAGGGTGGCACGATTTAGAGGCTCTCAGAAATGGTAAAGATGTGGCAAATATTAATTATGATGCAGTTAGAATTTTATGATTGCAGAATCATTACTTCATCAGATTGAAGTAGGTAGATTAGGTAAGCAGTGGGGATACTCAATGGGTCTCCCAAAATTAGAAGAGATAATAGATGGAGTATCTAGAGGAATTTATACTTTAGTATTTAGTCCTACTGGTAGTGGTAAGAGTTCACTTGCTTTATATTCTTATGTATATAGACCATTAATGGAACATCTTGATGATGGTAATTTTAAAGTTAGTTATTTTTCATTAGAGATGAGCGCCGAAATGATCTATGCTAAGATATTAAGTATGTATATCTTTGAAACTTATGGAATAGAGTTGTCTACTGGAGAACTTCTTTCTAGAAAACGTAATTATAAATTATCTGATGATTATTATAAAATAACTCAAGAATGTTTACCTTGGTTACAGAAGGTTGAAAAGATTTTAGTTATTTATGATAAAGCATTAAATGCTAGTAGTTTATATACAATCTTAATGGCTCAACTAGAAAAAGATGGCAAGTTTGAAGAAACAGATGGTAGAAAAATATATCATCCTAGTAATGAAGAACTTACTCATTTAGTAGTTATAGACCATTTAAGTTTAGTAAGAAGGTCTAATGGACGTACTCTAAAAGAAGAAATGGATTTAATATCCTCCTATTTGGTAACATTAAGAAATATATGTAAAATTAGTCCGCTTGTAATTATGCAAGCAAATCGAAATTCTACTTCTATGGATAGAAGAAAAGAAGGATTAAATAACTTAAGAATTGATGATACCAAAGATACTGGTGCGCCAAATTAGGGCTAGACGCACCTAAAACTCCGTTAAACGGGGAAACTCCTAAATAGGACAATCCCGTGCTAAATCCTTTAGAAATAAAGGAAAACGCCTAACGACTAGAAGTGATGCTAAACAGGTAGAGCTGTAGCTATAAAATCTTCCACGAAAGCGGGGCACTGCTTACATTTGTAAGTTAAAGAGATAGTCTGAACTATATAGTAATATATAGAAGTATAAGATAAAGAACTTATACGATAACATTATGCAGCCCAGGATTCGGAAATAATTATATCTATTTTTAATCCTCATAGAGAAAAATTAGCTAGTTATAGAGGATATGACATAAAACAGTTAGGTGCTAATTTTAGAAGTATAACAGTTTTAAAGAATAGATATGGAGAATCTGATGTAGAAGTAGGATGTGCCTTTTATGGTGCAGTTTCAATATTTTCAGAACTTCCAAAACCAGATGAAATTTATGATTATGCAAAGTATAAAAGTTCCGAATGGCTTTTAGCTAATAGTAAAGAAGATACAGAAGAAAAACAATCAAAACACAATTTTGTATTATAATGGCAGCGCAGACAATATTAATTTTAGGTGAAAGTGGACAAGGTAAAAGTTCTAGTTTAAGAAATTTAAATGCGGAAGAAACATTTATTATTTCTACTACTTCTAAACCTCTTCCTTGGAGAGGTTGGAAAAAGCACTTTAAGAAATGGGATCCTAAAACTAGTCCAGAGGGTAATTGGTATCAAACTTCTAAATCTTCTAATATAATTACTATTGTTAAATATGTTAACTCTAAGAGACCGGAGATAAAGAATATCGTAGTCGATAAGTAAAAATTGTCGACTTTAAATCCCGTTAATTGCTGGGACATCCTTAGAGCTTTATAAACTACAACGATGATTAGTAATAATGAACGTGAATGTTTAAAAATTATAAAGATTGGACAATCAGCAGCCAAGATTCTATATGGCGAAATAGAATAAGGTTCACAGACTATCCTTTATGGAGTAAAAATTGAAAAACAAATATTTGCTTTTTAATTTTGAAAAGCGGGAAATTTAGAGTATATTTGAAGTAAATTATTAATAATAAATTTATTTCAAAATATGCAACAAAATAATTATTCATTTTATGTTCTTAAATCGGACATATCGCCAGACGAAATTCGTTATGTAGGAGTAACTACTCAAAAATTAGATAGAAGATTTTCTCAACATAAATACTGTGCTAACCATCCAGAAAAAAGAGGATTACCTGTTCATAAATGGATATACTCTGTATATAAAAATGGGGGCTCAGTTATTATAGAGAAAATAGACGAATGCTCAGAAGAAGCTTGGGAAGCTAGAGAGCAATACTGGATTAGTTATTATAAAAACCTTGGACATAAATTAATGAATATTGACAAAGGAGGAAAAGGTGTAATAACTAAAGAAAAAAGAAGTATTGATTCTCTTACAAGAGCAGGAAATGCCCATAAAAAACCGATAACAGCATTTAATTTAGATGGCACTAAATATAAAGATTTTGATTCTATTACTGAAGCAGCAGCTGAATTAAACGGATCAATAACTAATATAGATAGTGTATTAAATGGTAATTCTAAATCAGCTTGTGGTTTTATATGGAAATATAAAACAGAAGAAGAAAAAATAGATTCTTATAAAAAAGAATCTATTGGAATTAAAATATATCAGTTTGATTTATATGGAAATTTATTAAGAGAATTTGAAAGTAAAAAGTGTGTAATTCAATTCCTTAATAAAAATAGCCACCACGCGTTGGATAAAGCCATAAAAAATAAAACTGAATATAAAAGGTTCTTTTGGGCATTAACTGATAAAATAAATATTTCCGAGTATGTATCTCCATTTAAATATAAGATTACTAAAAATGGAGAGGAAGTAATTCAATTAATAGAACAAAAAGAAGTTGCTGAGTATTTATGTATATCTAAATCTGCTGTTAATCAGTGGTTAAAGAAATATAACGGATCGTTTTCATGTAATAATTATATTGTTGATACAATCTAAATTAAGATATAGTCGGTCTTATATTGAAAAATATAAGGTTGCACGGATTTGCAATATACCATGTCTTTCGAATACATGGATCGTAGGTCTGAAACTGGATTTACTAAGTTTTCTGATATTGGTGGAGACTTTACTGATCTTTTAAGAGTTGCAGATATTATTAGAGATGATATTAAACTTATCTTCACAGGACACAGTGAGAATGTCGGAGATGCTATGAACCCACACTGGAGTTTGAAAACAATTGGCAAAATGGTTAATGAAAAGATTACTCCAGAAGGTTTGTTTACTTATGTTTTCTACGCGATGGCTATACCAGGAGATAATAAAATGGAATATAAATTTCTTACTAATACAGATGGTGAGCATGTCGCTAAAACTCCTCTAGGAATGTTTGAAGAACAACTAATAGATAATGATGTTGCAGAGATTATTAAGATTATAGACGCATATAACGAAGGAGAATAATGATAGTTGAAGAATTCACATTGACTCTTAAGTATCAAGTATCAATAAATAGTGATACTGGAGAGATGACTACAAAATGTATCAGTCGTACAATAGACAAACCAAAAACCAAAAAGAATAATGAGGATGAAAATCCACAATTAATCTTGGAGGATAACAAGTACAAACTTAATAGTGCAGCTATTGATTTAATGGGGCTTTCTCCAGATGATAAAGTTGATATTAAGTATGAAAAAAGAGGTTCTAACATGGTTCCTATTATAGGAACTGATGAAGCCTTTGGAACAAAAGGAGGCAATCGCCTTACTAAAAGTAACACTGTAGCATGTAGGGGCAGTAAAAATGATGAACTTTCTAAGTATGGTTCTATTTTTACTATTACCACGCATGAAAGTAAAGAGAATCTATTTGTTTTACATGGAGATTCTCAACCTGAAGAAATATCTAAAGGAGATGAAAATATTTCAATAGAGGATCTCGATGAAGAACTTCCTGTTGATTTATCTAGTTTAGATTTAGAAGAAGACATAAACTCATCCGATTTTTCATTTAATTTATAATAAAAAGTAATATAATTATGGCAGAATTTAATTTTGGTTCACTCGCAAACACTCAGGCAGTTTCTAATGTTCAACAACGTCTTAAACCTTGGAATATTTATAATGTAAAGTTTACAGGTGCTCGTATTGACGTTATTCAGGGCAAGAAAGACCCTAATGCAACCTATAATATTCTTAAAGTAAGATTTGACGGTGAAGATGGATATTATGAAGAGTCTATTTTCTTCCCTAAAGAAGGAGATGACCAACGTCCTATGTACACTAGTAAGGATGGTCATGAGTATCCGGGAGCATCTTCATTTGATCGTACTATGACTTTTATTGCACAAGTAAGTGAAGTTCTTAATCCAGAAGGTTGGAAGAAATTGCAAGCAGCAAGTGTACGTTTTAAGAGTTTTGATGATGTTGCAAAAGCTTTTATTGCAATCCTTGATAAAGTTAAAGGTAAGGAGACTAAACTTAAACTTGTAGGTAAAACCAAAGATAATCAAGTTCAAGCAGTTCTTCCTAAGTTTGTAGCTATTGATAAGCAAGGAAATAAATTTACTTGTGATAATTTTATTGGGGATAAATTGTTCTTTTCTGCATATGAGGAATCTAAGAAAGCAGAATATGAAAATGCAAAACCAACTGCAATGCCTTCTAAGCCTGCCGAAAATCTAGAGATTGATAATGCTGGTTCCGAAGACATTGATTTCTCATCCCTTCTCTAATGATTAGTTGAATTTTGGAAACTTTGGTTTTTGCTAGAAATTATATAAATTTGCATTAAAATATAATATAGTTTATGAATTTCCAGTTTGAAACTAAGGTAACCAAGGAATTAATACTTTCTAGGTTTTCCGAGGAACAAATAATGGAATATTATTTACGAGTCCCTGTAAAGCATGGATTGTTTAGATCTCCCTTAAGAAGAGATAAACAACCAACTTGTAGTTTTTATAGAAACAAATCAGGAGAATTAATTTTTAAAGATTTTGCAACTGGACAACATTTAAATATATTTGGCATAGTTCAAAGTATGTTTGGTTGTTCCTACTATGAGGCTTTACGTATAATAGCAAATGATTTAGGAATTGTAAAGAATAGTTCTATTACTCGGAATCCTGGAAAGATTAATGAAAATCCAGTAACAATTAAAGATAAAGAGATGTCTAAAATCCAAGTTGAAGTACAAGATTTCACTGAATTAGAATTAAAATGGTGGAAGAAGTATGGTATAACTTTGGATATTTTAAAAAGATTTGATGTTTATTCTTGTAAATATATATTTCTTAATGATCAAGTTTTTGCTAAATCCCAACAACATTGTCCTATATTTGGATATTATGGTAAGAAATATCAAGGTATGGAACTTTGGAGATGTTATTTTCCAAAAAGAACTTCTTTTAGATTTATAACAAATTGGCCCAGTAAGAAAATACAAGGATTTGACCAACTTCCTAAAGAAGGAAAATTATTAGTAATCACAAAATCCATGAAAGACTGTATGTGCTTATATTCTATGGGCATTACAGCTATTGCTCCTAATTCTGAAACCCAATTTATATCAGATACAGTATTGGAAAATCTAAAACAAAGATTTAAATATATTGTAGTATTATTTGATAATGATTATACCGGAATTTCATTTATGTCTAAAATAAAAAAGAAGCATCCAGAATTAATTTATACTTGGTTGCCCAGAAAAAGTGGAGCAAAAGATATTAGTGATTATTATAAAGAAAATGGAAGAAGTAAAACATTAAATTTAATAAAGAGTTTTGTATTATGGCTAAGAAATCATAGAAAGAATTGAATACATCGTGTAAAGCAACTTTTAAAAGTGGGACTAGTAAAGAATATTCTTCTATTGAAGAAGCTAGTTTAGAAACAGGTATTAGTATAGCATCTATTAAAATACGGTGTAATAAACCTGGAACTGGAGGAAAGGATAAAACTGTATTTGAATGGTTAGATCCAAAAACTGCAGCGCATTATAGAGCTAAAAAATCTAAATCTAAAGGAAAAGATTTAGAATATGAGATCGTAGAACGATTAAAATCTATAGGATATTCTGGAGTTTGTAGATCAGCAGGCGAAAGTAAGGCTTTAGATAATAATAAAGTGGATATTGCAGATACTAACAATGAATTAGAAGTAGCAATTCAAGCTAAACACTATGCTAATTTTCCTAATTATTTTAATATTCGTTCTAGCTGTACTGATCCTAGAGAATTAGTAATGATATGGAAGAAAAGTGCTGAAGCTGGTTCTATAAGTAAAGGCACACTAGCTGTAATGGACGTTGATTTATTTTACAAATTATTAGAGACTTATCATAAAAACAAATGAATAAATATATAATTCCTATTTGTGATCTTGAAGAAGTATGGATTCTTACTATAATGGCACGCTCTACATCTGCTTGTCAAGATAAAATTATAGAAAATTTAACAGACAGGTATGATATAGAAGAATGTAATAATTATAGAGAATTTGTACAAGTTGCAGATTCTAAATATAATATCCTTATAGGAGATATAAAAGATATAGAAGAACTATGAATTTAAAAGTATCTATGGATCTTGATGGCTGTCTATGTGACTTTTATGGTGCCTATTTCTCTAGGTTCGGAAAAGCATCTAAAGACTCCGCAATAACAAAAAACGTTACAACAATACTAATTAAAGATAAAGAGTTCTGGATGAATCTTCCAGTACTAAATACATTAAATTGGATTCCAAGACAATATACTACTGCTCGAATTATACATAAGAGTTGGACTAGAGAGTATTTGGATAACAAACAATTTCCTAAAGCACCAATCTATCAGGTTTATGGATATGGTTTAAGTAAATATGCTAAAATTAAAATGGGGGGCTGTCATCTGCATATAGATGATAGCCTTTCTGTATTTAAAGACTTAAATTCAAAAGGAATTCCATGTTTATTGCTAGATAGTCCTACTAATCAAAATTGGGGGCCTATAGGTAGAATTTATTCATTGGATGCTGATGAAATAGAAGATTCATATTGGTTATTTAAACAAACTTTATTTCCCTATTTTAAAGAACTTCTATGAAAATAACTCCATTATTAGATACTTTAAGACTAGAGAAAATTAGTGATGCAGAATACTTTTCTGAAAAGTATAGTAATTATATTAGTAATTCTAGATTAGGATTAATAAATCCAGAACAAGATGGTTCTGTTGAAAAGTTCTTTGAAGGATTTAAACCTATGTATAGTGCAGCATTCGATTTAGGTAGTGGGGTGCATGAACTTACATTACAAGAAAATCTCTTTGAAGTATGCTGGGATGCAGATAAACCTACAGCTAAAATGGGAGCATTAGCAGATAGATTATATCCGATTTTTAAAGATGGAAATCTTACAGATCAAGATATACTAGAACAAGCTACTATTATAGATTATTATGGAGGACAACTATCTGAGTCTGGAATACAAAAAGTAAAAGATAAATGTGAACAATATTGGAAAGATCGACAACAATGTGAATCTCAATATAAAGGTACTAAGGAATTATTATTTTTTGATCCTAGAAGTAGAAGTATTGTAAAGGATTGTGTAGATGCATTGGCTAAGAATATGCGAATACAACAATTACTTCATCCTACAGGATTGTTAACGACTCCAGTATCTGAAACAGAACAAGCAATTCTATTAGATGTTGAAATTGAAATAGAAAATTGCCCTAAATTTAAATTGAGATTAAAGTCTAAATTAGATCACTATTCAATTGATTGTGAATCTAATATCATTACTGTGAATGACGTAAAGACAATTGGTAAAGTAGTTTCTGAAATGGGAAATAATATATCTAAATTCCATTATAATAGAGAAATTGCTATGTATAGTTGGCTTTTAAGTTTATGTGCTAAAAAATTCTATAATCTAGATAATCCTACTATAAAAGGAAATTATTTAGTAGTTTCTACTCTTCCTAAAAATTATACTAAAGTAGTTCCTATGACCAAGCAAATGTATAAAGAAGGATGGTCGGAATTTGTAAAATTACTAAAATTAGTAGCACAAACAGTGTCCGAAACACATCATGATTTTGGAATATGGATATAATAACCACACCTCCGTATGAAACAATGCAAAGACTTTATAATACATATTTTTCTCTTAAATATTTAGGAAAAGATATTAATAGTAAATTTGCATTAATAAGTCTAGTTTGTTATATTACTGAAAAATTAAAAGAAAAGAAACCTGATTGGACACATTGGAAAACTTTATATAGTATAAATAAAGGATCTGTTCCAGAAGATTTTTTAAAAGGTTTGGCAGTAATATGTTCTGATTTCGCATATGGATGCACTTCATTTCCAACTTTTGGAATAGAGGATAAGAAAATTCCAGCTAAAATAAAAGAGTTATTGGATTCTTATCTTCCATTTTAAAGTCTATGTTACATAGGCTTTACAGTTCGTATAGATACAATCTATTAACACCTTTTAACAATTAAAATATTGATTTTATTTTTGAGTATTTGATAATAATATTATATTTGCAAGTACTCCGATTGCTTAGAGGGGTAGAGATAAAAATGAGAAATTTTAGATTATTTTACAATTTATTCTTTTGATAATTCGATAAAAAGTAGTAAATTTGTATATAGTTAGAATGGAGATGATAATACGAACTAATGTTTAAAAATATTTATTGAATTATGGACAAAATTTTGAATTTTAAGAAGCTTGAAGTAAATGGTGCAACAAAGGAAGAGGCATTGGCAAAGGCACCTTTTGATATTATGGGTAATGCAACTCCGGCATATAAGCTATGGCGTAAGAAGCAAGTAAACGGTATTACTGAGTCTGATAAGAAGCAGTTTATGCTTGATTATCTTGCAAATAAGTCTAAGAATTGTGCTAATGTTGGTTTTTATATTGTAGTAGAGTCAGCTGTAGCTGACACTCGTGAGCGTCCTTATCGTATTAATGATGTAAAGAATGAGAAGGGTACTCGTCATTATAAGACTGTTTATCAAATTAAGGATGCAGCTACTGGTGCTGTTCTCGCTGAAACTAATGAAACCAAGGCTAAGGCTAAGGAACTTGCTAAAGCTCTTTATACAAATGCAGAGAATCCGTATAAGGGTAATTTGGTTTGTACTTATACTAAGCAGGTTGTTGACGGTGAACCTACTGCATTTACAGTAGATTATACTCCTTCAAAGAGTTCACAAATGGGCACATACATTGTATTTGGTATTGAAAGAGACTAATTTAAAATAAAATTAGTGATTTAATTTAAAATTGATAATTGCTTGACAGGGTGGTATCTTCGGGTATCACCCTATTTTTGTATATATATGAAACAAACAACATTAAAGAAATATCTGGGTATTTTAAAGAGTGTAAAGAAAAGTGGTAAAACTCTAAAACAATATTGTGATGCACATTCTGATATGTCTTATAAATCAATAGTGCAAACAATATCTAAAATTAGAGAATTACATGAAGAAGAATCTAAAATAGTTTCAGATATTTTGACACTTTATAGTCAGGTGACTAAACAAACACAGACAATTACTAATTGTGAAATTGAAACAGATGCAGTAGCTGAGACATCTTGTGATAGAGATGAGAATGGACATATTCAGAATTATAGGTATCAAATATTTAGAAAAAACAAAACTCCATTGTGTGGAAGATTGTCCAGAGAAGAAATGGATACTATTTATAGATTGTATTCATATTATGGAGATTCTTTAACTCAAAGAGTTATTTCTAGATATTTTGTAGAATTATCTCTAATAGACTTTAAGAGAATTCTTCGTGCATTTAATATTACTAAAGCTTCCTCTCCTTTCGCTCCCCATATGTTTGAAGAAAAATCCGAGGAGGAGCTAAGAGAAATACAGCTTCGTGAAAAGGAAAACAGTTTCCTTAGAAAAGCTGAAGAAGACAATATTAGAAATACGGAGAAACTTCTTAAAAAGTATGCTCAAGAAAATATAGAACTGAAAAAGAAAATAGAAAAATATACAGAATTTTCAATTTCAATTCCTAAAGATTTAGAGCCTTTACATTTTACAGAGAGTTCTCCCTCTACGGGATTGAACTTAAATTTATATTTATCTGATATTCATCTAGGTGCTAAAATAAATAGTGGAGCATTGTATCAAGAAAATATAAATTATGGGTATAATGAAGCTAAACGTCGTCTAGTTACTATCTTGCATAAATTAGAATGTTTTGAATCATTATTTGATACCATAAATGTAGTACTTTTAGGAGATAATGTTGATTGTCCTGGATTCTTTGGCAAAACTGCCAGATTAGATCACGATATGCCAGAAAATATGGATCCTCGTGAGCAAGCTAATAGTTTTATTAAACTTATTATGTGGTTTGTGGAATCTTTGTATGTTTCCAAAATAGGTTCTAATATAAATATATATTCAGTTCCATGCGGAAATCATGGAGGAAATTTTGAGTATATGTGCAATAAGGCATTAATGGCAAGTATAAATGCTAAATTTCCAGATGCTAAAACTACTATGTGGGAAGAATTCTACGGAGTATTTAAACAAAGTGGTCATACCTTTGTCTGTGCCCATGGTAATTAAAATCTAAAAATTAATTTTGTTTTATAAAACATATTTCGTATATTTATATGGAAATAGTAATTAATATATAGAAATATGAAATTTTATAAAAATTTAAATCTTGATGATCTTATTAACTTACTTTTAAGAGGTGAAAAAACTCTTTCAGAAGTAACTAGAAATTATAAAGATACAGAACAAATAATTATAAATAGATTTAAGGAATTAGGATTTTATAAAATAGAAAAAGGAAAGAATATAGTTTCCTGTGCTAAATATAAATATGCAGCTGATAAATATGTTGAATTGGGAGGTTTTCCTAATACAAATATTAAAGAATTAGCGTCAGAATTTAAAATTAGTGCTAATGAACTATCTGACTATATTTCTACTTATTATCCTGATATAAAAATTTTAGGAAAAGCGAATTTTAATGAATATATATTTGATTCAATTGATACTGAAGAAAAAGCGTATTGGCTAGGATTTTTATTTGCTGATGGAACTATTAGTTCTTCACCTTTAAGAAAAGAAGTTAAAACTCAATATCAAATTGAATTATCTTTATCTATCAAAGACTTGGAACATCTTGAAAAGTTTGCTAAATTTTTAGAATATAAGCAATCTTTATATAAAGATGAAATTAGGTGTAGATTAAGTGTATATTCTAAACATTTATGGAATATTTTAAATGTTAATGGCTGTACTCCTAAGAAATCATTAACTTTGAAATTTCCTAGAATTGAATTATTTAAATCTAAAGAATTGATATATCATTTTATTAGAGGATATTGGGATGGGGACGGCTGTTTAACTTGGAATGATAAAGAGCATACTCGCCCAGAAGTTTCTGTCTTAGGAACAGATGAAATATTAAATTCTATTATTAAATTTATTTGTTCTAAAACACCTACTTTACATATTAATCACCCAGAACAACAAAGTATTATTAAATATTTTAATTTAACTGGAAAGGACGCCTATGAAAGTATGTGCAAACTTTATAAAAATTCTACAATATATTTATCGAGAAAATATGAAAAATTTTTAGAATATTGCCGTCTATATGAGGAATCATATAGATAATTAGAAACCAAAATCGGGGAATACTGAGATGTTAATCCCGAGGTAATTACAGAAATTAAAAAGTCTGTAACACCGTAACGCGTAGGACTTGAAACTTGTAAAAGAATAAAATAGTCCCAAGAGTGGTTTCCATCCCAACTGAAATAAGTGGATGAAAAGGTACGCTGAGCTATAGTGAATAGGAAACTATAGAAGTCAAGATAAAAAACTTGGCGATAACATAACTGAAAGACGACCAGTTCTGTAAAAAGGGACTTCCTCTCAACTTAGATGAAAAGTCTAAGGTATTGTTATATGAATGGCTAGATTCTAGAGGGATTACAGGTGATAATATTCATATTGTTAAAGGTGATTTGCATTCTAATAATATGAATTCTTGCAAGAAATTTACTTATCGTAATGTGTTAAGTTTATTTGGAGCATCTGATTATTCAAATTATAATTTCTCTAGAAATTCTTATGGACTTTCTTATGATTTGATAATTAATGATAATTTAATTAGTGGAACTTTTGAAAATATTTAAAAATGGATAAAGAAGAATTAATTAGTAGATATTGCGAGGATTATGATAAGGTACTCAATTATGTTGATAGTTTATCTGATTTACAATTAGATTATATTTCAAATAAATGTTGGGGAGAAATTCCTGATAATTTCGAAGATTTCACAAATTTTATAATTAGAGAAGTAAGTGGTGATGTATTATATTTTGCTTTTGAATATTTCTTTAAGGATAATAGTGGCCCTGTATGGGATATTCTAGAAGAAAGAGGAGTTTTTTATGAATATCCTGGTCGAGATTTTGTAGAAGATTTGTATAAAGCTAACACTTATAAAGTATCACTTGACTCCCTTATATCTTATATAAATGAGCTTCTTGAATATTATAAAGAAGATTTGGAGAAACTAGTAAAAGGTCCGATTTGTTCTTATTATTATACTAAATATCTATTAGCAGATCATCTTAATCAAACTAATGATTTTAAATTTATTGTAGAATGACTCATATTGAAGCTTTTGAAGACTTACTAAATTCATATTATCCTGACTATAGAAATATTCAAAGATTTGTTAACAACTTATCTTCTGCAGAATTGAATTTAATTGAAAAGCATTTTGAATTTAGACAATTACCATATACTTATGATTTACGTAAATGGTTAATAGGATTAGTTGGGTGTGAATATTTGCCTATTATAATGGCTCAATTATATGATATAGATTCTTTTGAATTTACTAATTCTGATATTTCGGAATATAATATTATAAGATATGATTATGAGCTTAATAGTTATATAGTACAACTAAATAATTTATTTTCTTATTTAAGTAATGTTAAACATATGGAACAGCCTTCAGATATTATTGATAAATCTTACTTAACTAGGTTGTTAAATATAAGTACTCCTTTAAAATGGTTTGTTTATTATAATTATTAAAATGCAGATATTAAAAATATTTAGAAATACTTTACAAATAATGTTATTGGGAATAATCATAGGCATGATACTGTCTCTTCCTATTATGGCATTAATAATGAAAGTACCAATTTGTACAATATAAATGAAAAATATAATACTAGGAGAAGATCAAGAAAAAGCTTTTAATATGGTTAAAGACTTTGTTAATGATCATAAAGATATAGCTTGTTTATATTATGGTAGTGCTGGTACAGGTAAAAGTATATTAGTAAATTATATTATTAAGTGGTGTGAACAACAAGATATTGAATATACATTATGTGCGCCAACGCATAAGGCAGCGTTGGTTATCTCTAGATACACAAATAGAGAAGCAATTACACTACATAAATTACTCGCGCTTTCTCCTAATCTTGACATTTTTATGTTGGATTTTCGCAATCTTATGTTTAAATGCGGCAATACTAATGGAAGTATGCCTTACAAGGGTGTTATAATTTGTGATGAATCTTCAATGATAAATGATGATTTATATGAAGTTTTATTAACTAAAGCGCAAGAATTTAAATCTCAGATTATCTTTACGGGAGATTTTTGTCAACTTCAACCTGTAAAACAAGATTCTTTAACTAAAATTATTCATACTAAACCTAGTATTGAATTACAAAAAATATATAGACAATCGGACAAGAGTGGACTTCTCGATGTATTACAGACTCTCAGAAAGCATTCCATACTACGTTTCGATAATTCTATAGGTGAAGATGGAAGTCTTCTTGTAACGTCTAATATGTCTGAATTTTTAAAAGAAGCAAAAATTGAGATTGAGAAAGCTTTAAAGGAGTCAGATGTGCTAAAAACTAAAATTTTATGTTATACTAATGAAAGAGTGCAGGCGTATAATGCAGGCTTTCATAAGGCATTATTTGGAGAAGATTGTCAGTATCATAAAAATGAATTTCTTATAGGTTGTGAAAATCTAGAGTTTAATAATTTTAAGTTCTATAATTCTATGGATTATGTTATTATAAATGAGCCAGAGAAAATAGACTTAGGCATTCCTAACTTTGGAATATTGCCAGCTATTAGATTAGAACTTTATGATTCTCTAACTAAAAGTAGTGGAAATATTGCTATGTTGTCAAAAGATATTTCTAAAGATTATTTAGATATGTTAGCATACAAAATCGAGGAATTTAGGCAAAGTGCAATTTCAAGTAAACAAGCCGGGAATAAAGCTCAGGCAAATAAATATTGGAGAAGATATTTTGAAATGGTCGAAAGTTTTACTACTCCAATAGATTTATACGTTGACGGCCGATTGATTAGAAAGAAATCTTTTGACTATAGCTATGCTATAAGCACACATAAAGCTCAAGGTAGTACTTATGACAGTGTATTTGTCGATATTCGTAATATAAACAGTTGTAGAGATGAAGCGGTAAGAAGGCAACTCCAATATGTAGCTTTATCTAGAACTAAAAAGAATGTTCTAATTTATCAGTAGTTATGAATGATAAAAAACTTATTAAATTTTGCAAATCTAGGGATATCCTGAATTTGTAGCTGATATTATAAAGTATTATAATATCGAAAACTACAAGCAAGCTGATATACATGTAGAAAAAAAAATAAATTTTCATCGCTGGAAAGTCATTATTAATTTAAAGACCTACATAGTCGTTGATGAAGTTGTTTGGGAAACAATATGGATGGAAGGCATAGAGCAAATAAGAGAGCAAGCAGCAAAAGAAATTCCCGATAAATTCTTTGCTTATATAAATTGGGATGATTATTTGGCAGACAATAATCTACCCGATTTATCCGATGTGTATGATTTTGACACAGATGATATTTCTGAAAGCTATAGAGGACGTTATTTTGTGAAACTCTTACCATAATCTTAAAAGATATGATACAGACAGTAGAAACTATTATTAAAAAGCTTACTAAGAATCCTACTAAATATTGGACAAGAGTTAGAAATGTAGCCTCGAATTCTAAATGCGTTGAATTTAATTATCCTATTCATGTAAAAATAACTTTAGAAAGGATGCCGATAGATGATTTTATTTTAATTATTGAACCGGAGCACCTTCAATCTATGAATATGATTATTCTTAAAGAAGATGGTTTACGTATAAAACTCTTGATTAATGAATTAGAAGAAGCTTGTGTCCAAGGAACTAGAGAATATTTAACTAATATAATACTTAGCTTATGATTGGTGAACTTATTGATTTAGAAGCAGAAAAGAAGCATAATAAAGAAGTTCTTAATTGGTGCGATGAACACGGTTATAATAAATTTGTAGCTGCGTTAATTTTAGCTTATGATTTTGATTATACTAAAAATGATAATTTTAAAATTCTAAAATCAACTAAAAGTTTAGCGGAAATTAAATATGATAATCATATTTATAAAGTATTTGATAATGATGAGCTTGATAATATGATAACTTCGTATCAAAGAGAAACTGAAAAGAATTGGCTGGTGCGAATTCCTGTAGAAATGCATTCTTATATTGATTGGGATGATTATTGGGATACTCATTATCCAGATATTTATGAATTCTGTGCTGTTTATGTAGCAGTTGATGAGGATTTCTACGAAACTTTGTATATTAAAAATATTGATAATGATCGTTGATTGTATTGGAAGTAATGAAAAAGTCATTAAAGAATGGGTTTCAAAACATAATTTTCTAATGTCTGAAAAAATTATTGCAGTACTTTTATTTATTAGTGCTGATATTGAGGATCTTAATGCTTATGATATTTCAGAATCTTTATTAACAAATTTAATTACTGTTAAGGATCATTTCTTTATTCGCAGTTATCGAGTACTAGATGAGCAAGAAGCTAAAAGTGCTGTTTATAATTATCAAAGTGAATTTGAAAATACTTGTACAGTACAAATCACTCCAGATTTTCTTTCTAATTATATAACTGTAAATTGGGGAGATTTTTGGAAGGATGCGGATTTTGGACAATTAGAAGATGTTTTAGATGGGTTTTATAGAGTAATTGTTGATTGCCAGAATTATTATATACTTCCCCGTAATGGATAAGAAAATTGATAATATAACTAATTCTATTTTATTAAAATGGTTAAAAGAAATCTTTTTAGAAATGGGTTTAAAAAGAGGCCCACGAATAAAATATTAAATTAAAAAATGGAAACAAGATATATTTCACTAACTCTTGAGAAGGCTAAAGAGTGGTATAATAGTGGTAATGCAACACTCAAGGAGGTAGCATTACGAGCCTTTAATAAACAAGAGCTTATAACAAAAGACTGGAAAAATATCAAAACCTTTGAAGATGCTTGCAATACCTTGAATGTTGATAGTTCATTTTTGTTAGGTGGTGCAATATCTAAGTATTGTTTCAGAAAGCATCTTTCAGCTCTCTACAAGCTTGACATCATTAGACAAGCATTAAATAAAGGCTATAAACCTTCATTGATTGATGATAAAATTTATTACCCTTGGGTTAGGTTATGTAAGGACTACGACGATATCCAGGATGTAATAAAAAATAGTGACTTGGAGATCTGTGGCAAGGTTAAGCTTGAGGGCACTTCTTACTATTTAGTTGGGGGTGATTATATTGTAAGTTCGGTAGGTTTAGGTAGTTTTTATGGCAGATTTGGTGCTATAGATGCTAATTTAGGGTTACTAAGGTGTGAATCACTAGAGATAGCAAAGCATATAGGTAGGTATTTCGCTAAGGAAATCTTTGACGCTGTATATGGACAATATGATAATTATGAATGGATAGAAAATGGACGATAGATTAAAAAAACTTTTAATTAAAGATGGTCAATGCCAACTTTTAATTAAAGAATTAGAATGGTTACTAGACCATCCTGATTTTTGGGATCCAGATATTAAGGAAGAATATAAACATTCTATGTTATATCTTGCCGAATATGATAAAAAAGACTGGACTAGATATTTAAAAAGACGTTTAAATTTCTATGAAAAAGAATTAGAAAATATTAATGATCAAATGAACAAATTTAAATATTTTGAAAAATGATTACAGACTATTTTGTTGATGAGACCGTAGCTAAAATTTATAAAGATTTTGCTAAAAAGCAAGAATTTGAGAAGCCCAATAAAGTAGTAGCTGCTTTGTTATTTATAGAAGCAGATACTGAAAATCTTGACGCTTTAAAAGTTACAGAGGAAATTCTTCCTAATATGGTAACTATAAATGACGGGCACTTAACTAGAAGCTTTCAAGTTCTTGATAGTAAAGATGCTGATGAAGTAGTATTTAACTGTATTCAGCAACTTAAAGAAGAGTATGAAGAGGCTATAGAACCTGCTAGTTTAAGACCTTATATTAAGGTTGATTGGGCTAGCTATTTTAGTGACTTTGAACTGGATCATGTTCTTGATGGTGCTTATCATTTAAATATAGATTATAAACATTTCTATTTAACACCTTTGGATTAAAATGTTAAACATAACTATAGTAGTCAATAATTCTAAAGAATCTAAAAAGTTTACAGATGCTATCATACCTGTAAATAAAGAAAAGGAGTCTATTTATTTCACTATTTTAAATACGGAATATCACTCGGATAAAAACCGTGCTTATAAATTAAAAAGTGAATATGGTGCTAGATTAAATCCATTTATTCTAGTTATGAAAGATGGGAATTTAAATAAACTCTTTTACAAAGAAGCTTGCGAAGACCCTATAGAAGATTTAATTAATTACTTAAAGGATGCGAGAACTTAAATTTACGGATTTAATAGCAATATCTAATTTAATACCTCTTAATAATTTATGGCATTGTAATTCCATAGAATTAGCTGAGAAGGGTTTGTCTACAGAACAAATCTATAATATTCAGCATAGCTCTTGTGGTTATATAGTTATATGGAAAGATGATGGTTTTAGATTTGAAGGTTGGTGTGCTATCTTTGCTGAAGGTGTATCTCTTTACATAGATGCCGGAAGTGAATGGTATAGAACTTCTAATATAGAGTCTATTAATTGGAATTCTGAGTATTTTACTACTCAGAATTCTAAATATTACTTTAAATTGGATAATTGTTTGCATATTGACTTAGATGAATGGGCTAAAGCCTCAATCGAAGTGCAAAATGACTTATGAAGAACTTGAAGAGCAATTCTGTAAAGAGTTGCAAAAAGTAAAACCTAAATGGAAAATAACTTCAGAAATATTAAAGGAGCTATAACCATGTTTGCTGTGAATAAAAAGTGGATTAGAAATCATATATACGGTAACGTAGATATTTTTGAACAGGAAAAAGGTGAGGAATGGCAAAGTGGTATTTTCTGGGCAGGTGATGCACAACATTATTCATTACTGTATATTAGTGATTATTACAATCCATTAAGAGATGTGATTGATTATTACAGAAATAATCATGAAGCATCTAAAACTACAGAAATTTCTAATTTAAATGTTGGTTTTCTATGATTAATTTTAAGAGTTTAAATGGTGTAGAAGTTGTGTATGATGCACAGTATACACAAACTAAAAATATTGGTGAAGTGCTTGAATGTACTCAAGAACCGTATTTTATAGATGAAGACTTCTTTGAAGAGCGTGTTGATGATTACGAAGAAAACTACGCTCCATTAGTTGGTTTAGCTTGTGATGTAAGTGATAAATATACAACTGTTTATGTTGCTTCAGATGCGGAATCGTTAGTTTATGATATAATTAATTATTATAGAAATAAATGATTTTAATAAAAATATGCGGAATCTGTTTAGTAATATATACTCTTTATTGTATGCTAAATACTGCTAATATGACATTAGAGGATTTTATGGAATTTAAAAGTAAAGACGAGGATGCAGAATATTTGCTTAAATTTCTAAAAGATAATCCTAAAATAGCGCAATCTTATGTTATATTAGTTAAAGTAGGAATACTAGTATTATTATGTATTCCCTTTATGTGTGGAATTTATGCTTGGCTTTACTAAAATATTTTTAAAAATAATAAATTATGACATTATACACAGTTCAAATTATATTTCAAGGGGATTGGACTCCTCTTCTTGTTACTACAGATAAAGAACTCGCTGAGAAAGAAATAGAACAAGTAAATAAAAATTATCTTAGTAATTCTGCAGATAAACCAATTATAGATATTTTTGAAAGAGAAGCAGAAGACGATACAACAGTTTTTTATAATTATGATTGGTATTGTGAAGATATTTAATTCAATAATAAATAAATTTTAGTAATTATGAAAGAAACAAAATCTAACGAGAAGTATTGGTTTAAAAATTATAAACCCAACAAGAATGCTAAAGCTGTTACTTATAAAGGGACAGAGTACCTTTCCAAAGCACAATGTATGGCTCTTGAAGGAATAACCAGAAAAGAATTGGACGAGTATCTTAAAAATGCGTAATTAATTTTAGAGGGAGCTAATAACTCCCTCTTTTTAATTTTATAAAATAATGATTTTAACTGTAAACGAACTATTAAAAGGTAAAGCCACTATCATTAAGGATAAGGAATATTTGAGTACTGAAGCATTTGTAACTCCATTTTTAGAAAGAATGTCTAAATTAACTAGTGATTTTAGAGTACAGGCTAAACTTCCAAGTCAAATAAGTCTTACAAAAGATGACGACATGAATCTTGAAGATACTGTATTTAATAGAGTATGGGTTCAAGCTGTTCTTCCAGAGGAATATTCTTTTCACAATCATCAAGAAGTAATTGGGATGGTATATGGATTAGATACTAGAAAACCAGTATTTAAAATATATCGAGGTGCTTTAAATATGGCTTGCTTAAATTTATGCGTATTTGATCCAATATTTTTAAATGTTCAAGAAATTGAACCTGAGAAGACTATTAATTATAATGTACTAAATAGTTTATTGGAATATACTTCTGATATAACAGATTGGTTAAATCAATTAACTAATACTGAAGTAGAATATAATGAAGAATCCATAAATGAAAATCTGGGATTGTGGGTTAGAAAATCTCTTAGTTGTTCTTATGATACCGGATTTGGTAAAGTAAAATTAGCAGCTAGTACTGCAATAGATGCTTACAAATTACTTTATGAGAAAAAAGATTCTCCATATTATGTAAAACCTGGAGAAACCACAAATATGTTTAATGTTTATAATGCTTTTACCGAGCTTATAACTAATGATGGAACTAAAGGAGAGGGATCTAAAGACATATTAAATAAATGTGAAAAGACCTTGCTGTTGAAGAATATTCTTACTCTATAAACATTTTGTTATATGGGAATAATTGTGTATATTTATCAATTAACCCTAAAATAAATAATAATGAAAGTAACAAAAAGAAACGGTGAGCCCGCTGAGTTTAATAGAAGTAAAATTGTAAATGCAGTTTCAGCAGCATTTAAAGAATGTGGGTACGAAAGTATCCCTAAAACTATTGAGGAAATTGTAGATGAAGTCCAGATTTGGGATAATATCAGTATTGAAGATATACAAGATCAAGTTGAAGAACTTTTAATGGATTATGGATATTCAGATGTAGCTAAAGCTTATATTCTTTATAGAGAAGAACGTAAGATGATCCGTGCTGAAAAAGATAAACTCATTAAAGGTATTAAATCTAAACTTGAAGCTTCTAATGTAAAAAATCAAAATGCTAATATTGATGAGCATTCATTTGGTGGACGTATTGGCGAAGCAGGTAGAGTTGTAACTAAAGATTATGCTCTTAATTATTGTATGTCTGAAATGGCTAAGCATAATCATGAAAATAATGAAATATACATTCATGATTTGGATTCTTACGCTGTAGGGATGCACAACTGTTTGAGCATACCAGTAGATGACTTACTTGCTAACGGGTTTAAGCTAAAGCAAACTGATGTTAGACCTGCTAAGAGTATTAATACAGCATTTCAATTATTAGCTGTAATATTCCAAGTACAAAGTTTACAACAATTTGGTGGTGTATCTGCAACTCATTTAGATTGGACTATGGTTCCCTATGTAAGACTATCTTTTAATAAGCATTATAGAACTGGATTGAAGTATATTGATCACATTCGTAATGAAAAATACGATCAAACAGATTTGTCTATAGAAGATAGTTTGTATAAAGAACATCCTAATTCTTATGAATATGCTTTGGATATGACTAAACGAGAAATTCATCAAGCTGTTGAAGGTATGTATCATAATTTAAATACTCTACAAAGTAGAAGTGGTAATCAATTACCTTTTACTTCTATTAATTATGGTACTTGTACACAACCTGAAGGACGTCTTATTAGTCTAGCTTTACTTGAAGTAAGTAAGAATGGTATTGGTAGCCATCATAGCACTCCGATTTTTCCGTGCTGTATCGTTCAATTAATGAAAGGTGTTAATCGAAAACCTGGAGATCCGAATTATGATATATTCCAAGAAGCTACTAAGGTTACGAGTCTTAGGTTATACCCTAATTATGCCAATGTAGATTGGTCTGGTAATGAAGGGTATGATATAAACGATCCTCGCACTTATTTCAGTACAATGGGTAAGTGAAAACTGCAGCCCATTTAAAATCTCTTTAACCCTGCTTAAGGGGTGTTTCTATTTAAGCGTAGAAGCTAACGGTTAGGTCTTATTATATAATTGCAGTGTAAATAATAAGATGAGACCGTGCTAATGTACTTATAGTTATATTAGTACAGAATGTGTATCGACTAAGGGTGATGAGTGTAGCCCTGTAGGATCGGAGATAAGCACCGATTCCAAACAAGAGACAACTCTTTGTTGTGAAACAAGGAATGAACATATAGTCAGTTCCGATGGTGACATTGGGTAAAATGTGTAGAACTGCGAATGGCTGGGATATTAATGGTTTTGGTCAACTTAAAGATGGTAGAGGTAATATCTGTCCTGTTACAATCATACTTCCTACACTTGCAATGAATTCTAAACTGCAAGCTATATCTAATATGGATAATGCAGATGTAAATATCAAGGATTTAGTATGGAATAAATTTATTGAATTGTTGGATACTAAGATTCATGAAGCAAAAGATATGCTAATTGAACGATTTGATTGGATATGTAGTCAAGATGCTGCATCCGCTAAGTTTATGTATCAAAATAATGTAATGTATGGATATAAACCTGAAGAAGGTATCCGTTCAGCATTAAAACATGGTACTTTAGCTATTGGTCAATTAGGATTATCAGAAGCTTTGAGAATTATTTTCGGTAAAGACCACACTGATTCAGAAATTATGGATAAAGCTAAAGAATTAGAAGCTCTCTTTAAGAAGAGATGTAGTGAATTCAAAGAAGCTTATAAACTTAATTTTGGTGTTTACTATACTCCTGCTGAAAATCTGTGTTATACAGCAATGCAGAAATTTAAGAAGCAATTTGGCGAAGTTCCAGGAATTACAGAACGTGAGTTCTTTACTAATAGTATGCACGTACCTGTATGGCATGAATGCACTCCATTTGAGAAAATTGAAATTGAATCACAGCTTACTGGTTTCAGTAGTGCAGGTTGTATAACTTATGTTGAATTACCTGCTTCTACTAAGCATAATCCAGAAGCTATTGAAGAGATTGTTAATTATGCAATGGATCATGATATTCCATACTTTGCCATTAATGTACCAAATGATTCTTGTCAAGACTGTGGTTATATTGATGAATTGAATGATACTTGTCCTATGTGCGGTAGTAAAAATATCAAACGATTACGTCGTGTAACAGGCTACCTTACCGGAGACTACAAGACGTCATTTAACGTTGGTAAGCAACAGGAGGTCGAACAACGAGTTAAACATATAAAAGAATTATAAAAATGACTAAACTTACTTTACAGGTAGAAAATACAATTTTTTCTTGGGAAACAAATTGTAATGATTGTTCTGTTGGAGAAATATTGCAAGGATTGCATGGTTTAATGGTGGGGCATTCATTTTGTTCTGAAACGGTGCTAAAAGGTATGCGAAATTATGTAGAAGAGAATGAACTATCTTAAAATAACTTATCCTGATATTAATAACGGATGCGGATGTCGAGTAACTCTTTGGGTTGCTGGGTGTCCGCATCATTGTATAGGGTGTCATAATCCAGAATCGTGGATTGAAAATAATGGAAAACCTTTTACAGAAGAAACTAAGAAGCAATTATTTAAAATTCTTGAATTACCTTATATTAAAGGTATAACATTTTCTGGTGGAGAACCTATAAAACTCGATAATTCTAAATATGCACAAGAGTTAGAAAATCTTATACTTGAGATAAGAGAAAAATTTCCAACTAAAGATATTTGGATTTACACAGGATATACAATAGAACAGATTCTTAAAAACTTTAATTGGCATACAGTATTGTGTAATATAGATATTTTAATAGATGGGGAATTTTATTTAGAAGATAGAGATGTATCATTACCTTTTAGAGGTTCAAGCAATCAAAGAATTATAGATGTTAAAGAATCTTTAGCACAATATCATTTAGTATTAAAGAAATATTAATATATGGATATATTTATTGTTTATAATGATGAATCTACAATAAAGAGAATAGACGGTACTTTTAAAGTATCTCCTTTCTTTCATTTTATAGATGATCAAACTAGATATGGCAAGAAGGAAGCTTGGAAATTAAAAGGTAGTTTTGGAGCTAGATTAACTCCATTTGTAGCAATATTTGAGAATGATAAACCCATTAAGGCGTTTTATTCAGAAACTGGGGAAGATGTAATTAAATCTTTAATTAATTATTTAAATCAATGATAGTAGTTTTAGGAGACATACACGGCAGAACTATATGGAAGAAAATTCTAGAAATAGAGCATCCAGATAAGGTAATATTTCTTGGAGATTATGTAACTACCCATTATGGTATTTCATCAGAAACACAAATAGAAAATTTAAAAGAGATCCTAACATATAAAGAAAATAATCCTGACAAAGTAATACTTCTACGAGGAAACCATAAAATTAACAAATTTTAAAAATTTTTAATTGGCAATCTGAGGTAATCATATTATATTTGTAATAATAAAATTCAAATATATATGAGTACTAGAAAATACTATTTTAATGAAAATTATTTTAATGAGTTAAAAACTCATGAACAAGCATATATATTAGGCTTTATATATGCAGATGGGTATAATCGAGAAGATTGTCTAGAATTAGATCAATTAGGTGAAAGAATTGATATATTAGAAAAAATTAATAAAGCATTAAATTCCGAATATCCTATAAAGAGTTACAGTCCCAATATTTATAGACTTACTTTTAATAGTGTAAAATTATGTTCCGATTTGATAAAACTAGGAGCAATCCGCAATAAATCTTTAACTCTTACTTTTCCAACTTTTATTCCTATTGAATTAATGTCTTCTTTTATTTTAGGATATTTTGACGGGGATGGTTGTGTTTGGAACGGTAAACGTAAAGTAATGACTGTAAAAAATGAAAAGAAGCCTGGAGAATATAGAAATAGAATAGTTCATAATGTAAAATTTACTTTTACTGGCAATTCTGAATTTATAAGTTCTTTACAGGATTTTTTAATTCAACAGGGTATTGTTTCTAAAAAAACTAAATTAAATTTTAGTAAAGCGAAGAATCCTAACACTCCTACGTGTGATAAAGTTTGCACAATGGAATATTCTGGTAGAAAACAAATGCGAAATTTGTATGAATATATGTATTCTAAATCACCTATTTGGTGTAATGAAAAAAAATTAAAATTTGAACAAATATTTTGTGCGTCTAAGGAGAAATCCTTAGAGGACACCTCGTTAATTGCTGGAACGTCTGAGATGATAATCAGCAGCCAAGCTTCAGATAATATATCTGTTGAAGGTTCATCGACTATCCCTGAAATGGGAGTAGAATCAAGTGATTCGAAATGCGAGGCTCCTAACTCTGTAAAAGAGAAGGATGAAGATATAGTCAGTTCTGCAACAAAATGAAGTTGCAGCGTTAAAATTGGGATTAATTTAACGAATTAATCTAAACAAAAAGGATAATCAAGAACTTGGATATAGTTGGGGTGAATGTTCTGGATATGATTCATATGTAGCTAAACATATGACTGCTATGAAGGATAGATTTCTAGAAGATACTCAATGGATACATATTGAAAATAATATAATCTTTTCACATGCTGGAGTTTCTAAGGTTTGGTTAGAACAAAGTGCTAAAGTTAAGCTAGAGGATGTTAATAAATTACCCCCTTCAGAAATATTTGGATTTATTCCTGATAATCGCTATGATTTCTGTGGAGAATCAGTAACACAATCTATTACTTGGATTCGACCCACTAAGTTAATATCATGTAATATAGATGGATATGATCAAGTAATTGGTCATAGTCCTGTAGAAGAAATTACAAGCATGGTAGCAGATAATGGACAATTAATTTATGCGTGTGATTGTCTCGAAAACAAACAGTATTTAGTTATTGATAATAATAAATTTATTCCTAAAAGTATTTTATAATTATGACAACAGTAAATGTAATTAATATTTCAAATAATAATCTTCCTAAGTATGAAACTTCTCAATCAGCTGGTATGGATGTACGTGCTGATTTTAGTAGAATAACTCCTCAAAATCCTATTAAGCTTTATGGGGAGGGAGAGATAATTTTTAAAGGAGATGCGCATAAAATGACTATGTTAAGACTAGAACCTGGTTCTAGAGCATTAATTCCAACTGGTTTATTTACTGCTATTCCCGAAGGTTATGAAATACAAGTAAGACCTCGTTCTGGGCTATCTTTAAAAGAAGGACTCACGTGTGCTAACTGCGTGGGGACTGTGGACAGCGATTATCGTAGCGAAATAGGTGTTATATTAATAAATCTAGGTACTGAAACTGCTTGGATTGAAGACGGTGAAAGAATAGCACAATTTGTACTAAATAAAGTAGAACAAATTAATTGGAATCAAGTAGATTCTCTAGATGAAACTTCTCGTAAAGGAGGTTTTGGACATACTGGAACTAAGTAATATGACAGCAGAAGATTTCTTTTACCAATTTATACATTCTACTGGTCAACATTTTAATTCTAAAGATAAAGATTATATACTTGATACTATTAGTTTTTATCTTAGAGATGAAGATGTTGAAAATTATTTATTAGAATGTATAATTGCTAACCATAATTTTAAGTATCATAAAGTAAATAAAAATATTAAAAGTTACGATTGGTGATAACTAAAGAAGAATTAAAAAGTTTACTAGAAACACATACAGAACTAGTAAATGAATTGGATAAAATTTCTGATACTCTTAATATCTGTATATATGAGAATAAAGCAGTAGATGCCGCTTTAAAAATATTTGATAAAGCCTTAAAAGTAATATTTAATGATGAAGGTTTAGATACTTTATATTGGTGGCTTTATGAAAAGAAAGAAAATCCAGATCTAAAAATGTGGTGTGATGGAGAAGAATTACCTACAGAAACTATAGATGATATATGGGAATTAATAGAAGACTGTCGTAAATAAATGCTTAAGAAATATCTTTTAGGAAAATCTTCTACTGGTAAATTCAGATATGCGGTAGTAGAATGTAGTGAGGAATGGGAAGATACTGGATATGTTATCCAAAGAAGCTATGGTCAGGTTCGGGGAAAGAATACTCTTTCCCCAGCCATTGTAGTTTCTCAAACTAAACAGAAAAGAAATTGGAAAGAACAATATACTTTACAATTTAATTCTGAAGTAAAGAAATTCTTGGATAAAGGATATAAAGAAGTAGAAAAACATCCTAACGAGTATACTGATGAAGAATTAAATGAAATATATGGAGATGTTAAAACTAGAGGAGATGGTATAATTAAGCCTATGCTAGCCAAGCAAGCAGATAAAGTGTCTGCCAAAACTTTTGATAAAGACTATTATGGGTCGCGAAAAGTAAATGGAGTTAGATGTTTAATTTATTATAAAGATGGTAAAATTCAAACAGCTTCCAGAGGTGCTGTAAATTATAATATAGCTATTATTCATATTATTCAGCATCCTTTGGTAGAAGAATTCTTTAAAAATCATCCAGAAGCTATTTTAGATGGAGAAATCTTTAAAATGGGATACACTCTTAATAAAATTAGTGGTATATGTAGAAGCCAATCTACTGTAAATGATGGTAAAGATTTAGAGTTTTATTGGTACGATATAGTCGATCTGGAGAAGCCTTTTACTGAAAGGTACAAACTTATGCAAGAGTGGTCAAAAGAGCTCCAGCTGTCTGAATTTGACCCATATAGGCATTATTCTGAGGACATACTGCATATCCAATTTTTACCACAAGTAGAAATTACAGGATATGATAATATGAAAAAATTACATGATTCCTATGTAGCAGAAGGATGGGAGGGCTTAGTTATACGATTAGCTTCTTCTACTTATAAACCAGGAGCCAGAGGAAATGATTGGATCAAAATAAAATGCTATTTTGATGATACTTATAAAGTTATAGGATATGAACTTGGTCTTAGAGGTTCTGAAGATATGGTATTTATTTGTGAAATGAAAGATGGTAAAACTTTTAAAGCTTCTCCAATGGGATCTAGAGAAATTAAACAAGAATATGTAGATAATTTTGAAGAAAAATATAAAAATCAATTAGGAGATTGTAAATATTTTGAAATATCCCCATACGGTATTCCTCAGCAACCTAAATTTATAGCATTTCGTTGGGATTTAAACTAATATTATTATTTATAAAAATTTTATTTGATGGATAATTAAAAATTCAATATCTTTACACATGAAGAGTAATAATGTATTAAATAAAATATTATGAATAAAGAAGAAAAATTAGTTAAATTTTTGTAGAAGGCTAATGAAAAGTTTCCACAATTTGATTATTCAAAAGTGGAGCCTTTTTCAAATCAGGAAAAAAATTATGTTACGATTGTTTGTAAAGATCATGGTGAGTTTAGAACTACCCCAAGAACATTTTTAGATGGAAAATATGGATGTCCTACCTGTGCTAGATTTTTAAAAGGGAGAAATAGTAAAAGTGATTTAAATAATATTGTTACAAATTCTTTACCAGATATGTTAATTATTGAATCTCCCATAATTGTATTAAAAGAAAAAATTATAGGAACAGTTTACTGTTTTATAAATACTATTAATAATAAATTATATATAGGAGAAACAGTAAAATCTAATTATGAGGAACGTTTCAGTGAGCATAGAAATAAAGCAGAAAAAGGTAATAATTATTTTTACAAAGCTATAAGAAAGTATGGCTGGGATAAATTTGATAAAGTAATATTGTTTCAAACAGACGTTCTAGATAATACGCCGGAGAACAAAAAATTATTGAATGATATTGTTAACGAAAAAGAAATATATTATATTAATAAATATAAAACTTCTGATCATAAATTTGGTTATAATTTAACTAATGGAGGTGATGGAATTGTTGGCTATAAGCATTCAGAAAAAACTCTAAAAACTTTATCAGAAACTCATTCTGGAGAAAAACATTGGAAATATGGCAAAAATAATTATGGAGGTTGCGCAATTTTACAATTTGATCTTGATTTTAATTTAATTAAAGAATGGGACAGTATGAAAGAAATAGAGCGTTAGATGGATTATAAAAGTAATAATATATCTAGATGTTGTAATAATAAAATAGATACTTATAAAGGTTACATATGGGTTAAGAAAGATTTATATTATGAAGGGTACCTACAAAAATATAAATCTAGGGCAAAATGTAAATCAAATGATAAATCCGTATTGCAATACGATTTTCTCGGAAATTTTATATCTAAATATATTAGTTGTGCTGAAGCCGGAAAAGCACTTGGTAAAATTACAGTAAGTAGTGCTGCCTCAGGTAGAGATGCTCAATTATATGGTTACATTTGGATATACGAAACAGATTTTTCAGAAAAATTACTCACCGAAAAATTAGAAAAAGTAAAAAGTACTAAAAAATATAAAACCTTTATGGAACAGATTAATAATTGTTAAATAGCCATTAGAGACTATGAATGAGATTTTAATAAAGAAATATGAAAAGTTAATTGACAATTTAAATTTAGAAAAAGTAGTTCTGGCAAGTGCTCTTGAAAATAATAATATTATTACTTTAAATATTATGGGAGGATTGCACGGAAAAGGAACTTGGACACTGTATATTAAACAGTTAGAGACTATTATTAAAAAGTTTGATAATTCATATGTCATTTCTTTAGATTACGATGAAGAAATTGATATATGGAATTTAATTTTAGGTATTAAATGATAATTCCTAGTAAATTTATTATACATGGGCACACTGTTACTGTAAATATAGTAGAGTTTTGTGATGACCCAGGTGAATTTGGGTGCTATAATTCAGTTCTAGAGGAAATTACAATTGCTACTAAAGTACTTGAAGGTACTAAGGCGATAGAACTTAAACAATATCAAATAGAGCATACATTCGTTCACGAACTTCTGCATTGCTTTCAATTTCATATAAGAGGTTCCTACGATGAAAGCGAAGCTCAATCTTATGCTGGATTATTTTTAGAATTTTTAAATACCAAAGAAAATGTTTGATTTTGCACAAGCTTATACCCATCTTTTATGGGGTCATAGAGTATCTCTGACTTTAAATAATATTAAAAGAATATATTATCGTACAGCAGATGGAGATATTATGTGTATTCCTAATAATAAAAAACATTTAGAATATAAAGTAAAATCTTTTAAAATTGATGCCATATCTTCTTATGAATGGGATCTGGAGAAAGATAATAAATTTCTTATTACTACTAAATTGAATGGAGATGATCGATTTAGTCTGCATTATGCCGGATTTTCGGATTCGGAAATGACCGAAGAAGAACTTACTGATAAATTAAATCTTTACCCAGACGAATTTTTAGAAGACTCTCATGAAGAATATGAAATGTATGAAGATTTAGAAGATGACGATTACGGAGTTGATATTATTGTTACCAAATTAACTCCTCAAGAATTAGAGGATTGCGATTATATGACTTGGTTTGATCATTTAAGTGCTTACGATCTGGATAACTTAACTTTTATAAGAGTTAATATTGGATAAACATGAAGAAAAAGAATTTTGTAACATTACAAAAGCATCGACAAGTTAAGAAACATTTAAAAAGAAAACAAGTAAATTCGATAAAATCAATAATGAATAATTTAGATTTTATTATGGCACAATATTCATTGAAAAATGTTCTTTCGTATTAAACCCAGACTCACTTATTTAAATTTCTGGTAAAATGAAGAGCTTTAAAATTTCACAATTAATAACTGATAGACAAGATGCATCCTTGGGATTATATTTCAAGGATGTATCTAAGCAGTCTATGATAAATGCAGATAAAGAAGTAAGTCTTGCCAAACGTATAAAGCAAGGAGATAAGGAGGCTTTACAGGAATTAGTAAATGCCAATTTAAGATTTGCAATTTCAGTTGCCAAACAATATCAAAATAAAGGACTACCTTTAGTAGATTTAATACAAGAGGCTAATATTGGTTTAATAAAAGCAGCCCAAAGTTATGATGAAACTAGAGGATTTAGATTTATTTCTTATGCGGTTTGGTGGATAAGACAATCTATTATGCACGCTATATCGGATCAATGTAGAACAATACGTGTTCCGATGAATCAAATTGCTAATGTTAATAAAATAAATAAAGTAACTGCTAAATTTGAACAAGAGCATATTAGAAAACCCTCTCCAGAAGAATTAGAGGACTTGCTAGATATTCCTGTTTATGATATTAATTTGGCAACAGCATCTTTTAATAGGTCTGTATCATTAGATACTCCTTTTAGTATGGATGAAGACGCAGGAAGTCTAGTAGATATTATTCCTAATGAAAATGCAGAATCTACAGATTCCTCTTTAATAAAAGACGGAATATCTAAAGAATTGGAAGTAGTTTTATCTAAATTATCTTATAGAGAGCGAGATGTTCTTAGAATGTCTTATGGTTTAGGTATGCAAGCTATGCAACATGAAGAAATAGCTAGTAGATTTGGTATAGGATGTGAAAGAGTTCGTCAAATTCAACATGAAGCTATTAAAAAAATTAGAGATAGATATAGTGATTTATTAAAAGAATTATTATGATTAAAACTATATTAGCATTCCGAGAATCCCGAGGAAGAGAAATCGAAACTGCACCTTTAGAAGTATTTCAATTAAAATGATTTATTTAGTAAGTAAAGATAAAAAACTATATTCTCCAGAAAGATATAGAGAAGTAGACTTTAAGGAGGCTATGGATATTTTATATCCTTTAAAAGAGGTACAATTAGATACAGAAACTAAAGGATTAGATTGTTTTACGAAGGAATTACTTACTTTGCAATTAGGGTGTACTGAAAATCAAGTTGTATTTGATTGGAGAACTATAAGTCCTTCTGAAAAGTCTATTTTAAAAGAATATCTAGAGTCTGATAGAGTGTTCTTGGGGCATAATATAATGTTTGATTTAACCTTTTTATATAAACAAAATATTTGGCCCAATCATGTTTATGATACTATGGTAGTAGAACAATTAATATATTTAGGGTATCCTAGAGTATTAGCTACCGAAATAGTACAGACATATGGAATTAAACCTTCTTGTTATGAATATATTGCTCCCGACGAAAAAACTAAAGAACATTGGGAATTATCTTATTCTTTACGAGCTACTGCAAAAAGAAGACTTGGAGTAGATATTGACAAAACTGTTCGAGGAAAAATTATAAATGAAGGTTTAACAGAAGATGTTGTAGTATATGCTGCTGGGGATGTAATGTGGCTAGAGCCTATAAAAGAAAAGCAACTAGAAGAATTATCTACTCAAGATCTTTTAAAGGCTGCAGAATTTGAATGTGAATTTATTAAATTTTTAGCATATGTAAAATTCTGTGGAGTTCATTTGGATATTTCTAAATGGAAAGAAAAAATGAAAAATGATCAAGCTTCTTTAAGAGAAGCTGAGTCACAATTAAATAAATTTGTTATAGATTTAGATGCTAAAGAATATTTATATAGATATGCTAAAAATAAAAAAGAAAAAGAAAAATTAGTAGCATTAGGATTTATTCGATTTCCCGAAAAAGATGATTCTATGGAGTGTTACAGATATAAAATAAAAGGAAAATTTGTATCTATAAATTTACAATTATCCTTATTTGAAGAATGTAATGACATAGGGCCACAATGCACTATAAATTGGAGTAGTTCTACTCAAGTTATAAAATTATTTGAACTTCTTGGGATACAAGTTACAACTTTTGATAAAAAGACTAAAAAAGAAAAGAAGTCCATTAATGCTACGTTAATTAGTTCTCAAGTTGATAAATTTCCTATTCTTGCTATATTTTTAAAGTATCAAGCCGCCTCAAAAGTTGTATCTACTTATGGTCAAAACTGGTTAGACGCTATTAATCCAGTAACTGGAAGAATTCATGTTGATCTACATTCTATTGGAACAGATACAGGTGAAAAATTTCCATAAATTACAATTTTTCTATTAATTTTATTTCTAAGGTATTAACTATTTTAATCTGTCCTAAATAATTATTATATTTGCATATAATAAATTTAAATTAAATATATGTATTATGATTAAAAAATGGACTGAGTAGGAAATAGAAAATTTAGTATCTGAGTATAACTCAGGTAAAGATACTGGAGAATTAGCAGTTATGTTTAATTGTTCTAAGTATCAAATTAGAAATAAATTAAAAGATAAGGGGATTGTTTTAAGAAAAACTGCCCTTAATCGAACTTATAAATCGAAAGCTATTGTTCCGTTACAAGCATGGACAGATAAAATAGGCAGTCCAGAATTTGACTATTTTATTGGAATACTAGCCTCGGATGGTTGTATTGTTGATACTTGTACAGCTTTAGAAGTTAAAGATTTAGAATTAATAGAAAATTATAATAAATTTTTAGGTTTTCGATGTAATATTAATTCAAGAAAATCTAAAGTTAATGGCAATGTCTATTATAATATTAAGTATAAAAATAAAGAAATAGTTAACTTTTTATCTGAATATGGTATAGTGCCAAGAAAATCTAACATACTAATGCTTCCATATATAAATTGGAATATATTATTAGGAATTTTTGATGGAGATGGTAGTATTACTAAAGATAAAAGATATGAGTGCTGTTTTAAATTTACTATTACTTCTGGAAGTATTAATTTTATTAATCAAGTTAAGAAGTTTTTAGAAAAAGAGAATATCTCTCCAAATATACAAGAATATAATACAGATAGTGGACATTGGTATAATATATATGTAACTAAAGGTGAACATATATATAAAATATATTGTAATTTATATAAAGACTCCTCTTTCTTTCTGTCTAGAAAGAAAGAAAAATTCGGCCCCTTAGTAGAGAAATTTGCTAAGTGTAACTCCGTAAATTCAGTTAATGGGAGGGAAAACCAGAAGACTGAGCCAAGCCTTAATATTGAGGAAGGTGCAGAGACTAGAAACGGAGAACCTAAGTAATAAGTAATTGTTATAAGGTTGAGGTATAGTCCGGCATGGAAATGTTGCGAGTATCTAGTGGTGGTGGTCAGTATAAATTAAACCAACAGAATTTACCACATGATAAAATAACTAGAGCATGTTTTACTTCAGAAAAAGGTAATAAATGGATTTCTTGTGATTACCAAAGTCAAGAAAGTAGAATTATTGCATCTGTTTCTAAAGATAAAGCTATGGTAGAATTATTTGAATCTGGATGTGGAGATGTTCATAGTTTGGTTGCCTATATGTCTTATCCTAATATAATTCCCAGAGACACTAAAATAGAAGATATAAATGAACTATATCACGATCAAAGACAGGATGCAAAAGGAATTGAGTTTTCAGTTAATTATGGCGGGGATGCTAAAACTATAGCTAATAATAAAGGTATTCCGTTGCGAGCTGCAGAAAAGATATATTCTGATTTTATGAGGGGTTTTCCAGGAGTAGCTCAATATCAAGAGTATTGTAGGCAAAATGTAATGGAAAAAGGATATATCTTAATGAACTCTATACTAAAGCATAGAGCCCATATTTATGATGCAGATTGGATTATACAAATGCATGAGAAATGTAAAGATCCTGAATATTGGCAATATTATCAAGAAATGAAAATAGAATCTCCACATTGTGACACTGTTAGAAATGTTAGTCATTATCTTAGTCGGAAATCAGACTGTGAAAAGCAATCCATAAACTACAGAATACAAAATCGTGGGGCCTGCGCTTTCAAATTATCTGCAATTAAACTATTTAATTGGATAAAAGATAATAATTTACTTAATGTAGTCAAAATATGTGTAGTAGCACATGATGAATTTAATCTAGAGTGCCCAGAAGATATGGCAGAATATATTGGAGATATATTAGTCAAATGTATGATTGCAGGAGGAAAACCTTTTTGTCCGAATGTATTTTTAGGAGCTGATAAAACTATAAGTGATCACTGGATTCATTAAAAATTTATGTTAGCAAATCTTTTAATTATCTTTTTTATTATTATATTTATAAGTAGTATAATATTTTGGTTGATAATAATTTTCAGTAATATATGGTAGGATTGTTATCCGGGTATATAATCGTAGCTTTACTTATAACGGGAGATCTTCTTTATAGTATATATAAAGGAGAATATCTTCAGTCTATAGGAACTTTCATTACAATATTAGTTTTATATATTTTAATAATTTTAATGTGCTTAACATGAAATATACAATTGATAATCATACTTATGAAATAGATTTTAAACGCTGGGGAAATTCACTTTTCTCCTATATAAAGAATGGTTTATTTTTTAGTAGAAATATTTTATCCATACTTATTAGTCATCCTACTGTATTCTACCTTGAAGAGCGTTCTGGATTTAAATTCAGTGTTTTATCTTTTATAGAAAGACTTGGATATAAGGATTCTCCTTATGAGGCTATCCTACAGGAATGGTATAAGGATTTTGAATTATACTTAGAAAATGAAATTCTAGATCGCACTAAAATTAAAATTGGCGATACAGTAGTTGTAAAACCTATACATAGTAGTGATACGTTTGATTACATAGGTAAAGTTACTAAAGTAGATTCTGAATCTAACTCGGTGCAAGTTGAAACCGCTTGGAATGAAATTGGAGAGGGTCAGATGCTCTATTTATGGTATAATGTAGAAAGACTTCAAAAAATTCCTAAATATTGGACTAGAGAAGATATTATATTTAATAATGTAAAAAATATAGAGACTGAAAATGGCTACTAATAAGCAATGGGCAGAATTAGAGGTAATTAAAGCTATTACATATAATAAATCAACTGATGCACATGCAGAAGATATTTATAAAATGGTTTTAAACGCATATGAAGAAATAACCGATAGCTTTATAATCGGCCCTTCTAGTTTTACAAAAGTTAGAATGGTTAATATATTGCGGCGGCTATTACTGCATTTACCATTAAGCCCTATTACAGAATCGGATTTTTGTGAGGATGATAAATTTATATCTCCTAGAGATGGTATAAAGTTTGAAACTCCCTGCATTAGAGATTATCCCGTAACTAAATATGAGTATGAGGATGGTACTATAGAATACGAAGATTTTAAAAGAGCTATTTGTGTAAATATATCATATCCTGAAATAGAAGAACCTATAAATTCAGTATTTAGGGATTGGTTAAATAAAAACTTTCCAATAACTTTACCCTATTTACCAAAGGTTGAAAAGTATAGACTTTATATTCAAAAGTTTGATTATGCTGGTAAAGAATATGAACGAATATGTAGAATTATTACTCCAGAATTTGAATTAATCACCCCAGATTATGTGTGTAGTGCACGGGATTATCTGGGACATATGGAAAGAATATCTAAATTTGATTTCTTAGAGGCTTGGCGCAAATCTTAAGGTTTTAAATGAATATTATTTACCTACTACAACAATTTAACAAAACATAAAAATGAACTTAAATAATTGTGATTTATTTGTTCCTGTTAATGACCCAAAAGGAATATTAATGACTAAAGAAGGTTTCTTAGAGAATTGTTTCTTTGTGGATAGTTCAATATTACAAAGCGAGTATGGTAATAAGGCTTACTTTGCAAGAGTTACATGGTTACAAGAACATAAAATAATTTAAATTATGATTGATTTTCAGAATAAATATGAAGGTTTAGAGGTTGAAAAGGTAATAGCTCAATATACCCAACCTGGAGATTGCTGTGAAGATGATGATAATTGGCAAACCATTCAATTAGAAACTGAAAATAATGGAGTATCTCCTTTTATAAGAATAAGTTTGCCAGAAGGAGGTCACTGGTCTATTGATGGTATATCGGATATAAAAAGAATACTTGATGATTTCAGCCAAAAGGTTAACTACAAAGAATCTTTTGTAGATGAACCGAAGTTAAAGGAAATAATTAAAGGTATAGAAGACTTGCTGCAAGAAGTGGTGGATAATGACAGTGCTACCCATAAACTTACTGATGAATCTATGCTTAATTATATGTGTAAAAAATTAGCAGAACTAATTGATGGAAAGTAAAATTTATTTAACGGTAGCACAATTGGATGCAATTATTAAGCTTCATAAACAATTTCCTGATAAAGGTATTACTGTGGCAGACAAATTACTACCTGGAGTAGGAGCTATCACTACAGCTTCTGTGGACGATGACAAAGATTATGATATAACTGATATAGACTCATTTTAATTATGTTATTTACTAAAAAAGAAGTAATCACTAAGGTTAGGGATTTAATTAGTACTATTATTTATCAAGAATACAAAGAGGCTGCTTTAGAAGCACTTGATTTAATTATAGATATTCAGGATGCTGATTATCCATTACCTACAGAAATTCCAGATTGGAATATAGATCCAGAATTACTTAAAGATGTAAAACCTCAAAGTATCGGAGATGATATAGAAGCACAACGTAAAATGGAAATTAAATTTTAATTATGTATAAAGGAATTCAAATAGATTTAACTATGTCTAGAACTCTGTATTTTGAGCAAAACGAAGGAGAATCTGATGAAGAATTTTTAGAAAGATATAAACAAGATATTCAAACTCCTAAGAATGTAATAAATACTTTAATGAAATTTTTACAATCTAGAGGTATTAGTATATCTGGAACTGATTTAGAGGGATGGGAAGTTAAAAATCAAGAATATAAAGTAGTATGAATAGATTTTTAATAACAGTTAATGATGATTTACATATTCTAGCCTATGGAAATAATATTGTAGATCAAATTAAAAACGATGAAAAGTTTTGGGATATACTAGTAAACGAATATGATATAAATGACGGGACGATTACTGTTGCAAAAATATCTGAAAAAAGGTATCAGAAAGATACTGCGTATTATGACAGTCTTAAAGTTATCATCTATGGCTAATATATGTTATAATAAAATGTACTTTGAGTGCCCTCAAAAGGACTTTAATAAATGGTCTGAAATATTTAAAAATATAGATGTTGACTTTATCTCAGCTACAGAAAATCCTTATGGATGGATAGAAGCAGAATTTGAATCACCTTGGGATTTTCCAGATAAAGTATTTAAAGAAATTATGCCTAATGGAATAAAGGATATTTACTTTAGATGTCTATCAGAAGAACCTGGATTTGATTACTTTGCCTGTAATGTCTATAAAAATGGTTATTGGCAGAAAGAACAATATTTTGAGGTATAAATTAAAATTGAATTATTATGAAATCTGAAATTATAGTTGACTATTCTATCCTTGTTTATACATCCGCAAGTATTGATTTAGCTAAATTGGTTGATAGAATAACGAAAGAATTAAACAAAAATGGTACAGAAATAAGTAAAAAATCTATTATAAGTGAACTCGATAATAATGGTGATTTTTATTTAGCTGAAATTATAGAGAATTATTATGATATATCGGATGATGATTACTGTAATATTATTGATACCATTGTGAACTCTTTAAAAGAATACTTATGAAAATATGCGTTGATCAAAAAGAAACTATCTGGAATACTACCAAAATTAATATTATAGGAAAATGCTCAGTTGAAGATCTTAAAAAGATTGCAGAAAATTGTAAAACTATTTATGATTTAGAAATGGCTTTGTATAAATTAGATATTGATTTTGAAGTTGTAAATTCAGAGTATTTGTTTGATACCGCAGAAGTTTATGATAAAGGATATTCTTTTGAAGTAAGAGCTATTATATAAAAATGGATACTGTATTGTTTCTTTTAGGATGTTTATTTGGAATGGTGGTACTTCCACTAATTGTAGTAATAATATTTTTAATTAAAGGTTGGTAATGATAATATTTTGGGCAGTAGTTTATGCTGCATTACGATATTTTCGGTATGTGAATATAGACGACTATAGAAAGAAAACTGCCGATTGGTTAGAATTTATGGTGTTATTTTGTTTAATTTTGGACATTTTGAAACTTTTTAATTTAGTATGAAAGAATCTGATTATTATCCAGCAGGGGCGTGGAATGACCCAGATGCTCCTTATAATTGGCATGAGCAACCTGAAATAGAACTTGAGGTTACAGTATCTTTAACTATTAGTAAAACTGTTAAAGTATGGGTAAATGATTATGAAACTAGTATAGAGGAGGATCCAGACGATAATACTGTGCATACATATTATGACTTTAGTAATTGTAATTTAGAGGAATATGTTCAGGAACAAATAGAACTACCTCATGAATTAGCAAAGGATTTAGAAAATAATCATTTAACTGAACGTGAAAAACGCTCAAAAATACAAGATTGTAAAGATTGGACTGTTGATGATGTTTGTTGTGTATTAGAAGACTATAATGTATGAAATTAATTAATCAAGACTATAAAATTATGGAAATTCCCAAGAGTGTAAAAGACTCTTGGGATATTATTGAGGCAGCTACAAGAACATGTTATCAATCTGAGCGTAGGGACAATTCTGAAACATCTGAAGAGTGGTGCCGTAGAGTTCTTCTTAGAAATGAAAACCCAGAAGCTAATCATGGTGCAATGTTAGAACATGGAACTATATATTTAGAAGTACCTATTTTTATAGTTGAACATCCTACTTGGAATTCTTTAATAAATAATCCTTATACTAGAGTATTTATGGATTCTAAAAACTGTTATATAACCACTAATTTAAGAGTATTATATGAAAATTGGTGGGAAGATGTATTGGATTATGCAGTATGCCCAAGTGAATTACATTGTAAAAGATACACAGTATGTATGAATACTTCTTTACAGGTATATAAAGAATTAACTAGACATAGAGCATTTAGTTTTGCTATAGAAAGTACTAGATACTGCAATTATAGTACTAATAAATTTAACAAATCTATTAAATATATAGAACCTTGTTGGGCAATAGAAGAAGAAATTCCTGAAATATATAAAGATTTTGAAACTCTTGAAGCTATTTATTTTAAATGGATTGATAAAGGTTGGAAGCCTCAAGAAGCTGCCACTTTTATACCTCAAGGAATAAAAGCTCAAGTATGGATGACAGGATTTGAAGATGATTGGCAACATTTATTTAAATTGAGAACTAAAATAGCTTTAACAGGAAAACCTCATCCTCAGATGCTAGAAATAATAACTCCAATCTACGAAGATTTTGTTAAATTAGGATATATTGAAAGGTTAGAATAATGTAGTGTAATAATTGTCCTTTAAAGAAAATTGATTATGAAAACTTTTAATGTTATTTTATACGACTTTAATGCTCGTAAATTTATTCCTTATGATGTTATTCCATATTTAGTAAAGTGTTATAAAGAAGCTCGAAAGAAGCCAAATACTCCTGAAGAATTTAGAAAATTTATTGAAGGTTGGTCGCAGTATAGATGGTGGTCACGTTGTGAATATGAAATAATTTTATCTGATTGGCCTAATTCTAAAGATGAGAAAAAAGTAGATGTACATTGGCAAGTTATGCTAAATATTGATTTAATAACGAACCTAGTAATAGAATCAATAAATGAGTAAATATATAGAATATTTAATATATAATCCTTTTAAGACTTGGTGGAAAGCTAGAAAGTATTTTAAGCGTCCTAAAATATCTTTTCATTTCTTCTGGAAACTTTCTCAAAATTGCCCAATAGCATATACTAAGAATGTTGGTAAAATATTAGATATATATATTGACGATGTTCTTTGGAAAGATAAATATAACAGTCCTAGGCATGAAAGAGATCCTTTTATATGGGTATGCTTCTTTAAACAATTCGGATTCTCTATTAATTTTGATATATATTATAGAAATGAATTTGGAGAACGAGTAGTTGGAAATATGTATTATTGGGAATATATGCTGGATTATCTTTATTATCATCACACTTTAACATGTTTTCCAGTATGGGAAGGTAATTCAAAACTATATAAATATATATTTGAATTTAAGAATACTGAAGGTGGCTCTAAGGATGTGCTATCCCCATGTAAATATATTGTCCCAAGTGTTGCAATGTCTTTAAATAAAGAAGGCATCAAACAATTAAAAAAGGAATTAAAAAATGCTTAAATTTGATGAAAAATATATTCTTTACATCAGATACACACTTCTATCATACAAACATTATTAAGTATTGTAATAGACCGTTTTCTTCTGTTGAGGAAATGAATCAAAAATTAATTGAAAATTGGAATAATACAGTATCTGAGCATGATACTATATTTCATTTAGGAGATTTTATGTTTAAAAAAAATTGGGAAGAAATACTTTCTCAATTAAATGGACATATTCATCTTATATTAGGAAATCATGATTGTACCACATTTAAAAATAAATATAGACAATATTTTGATTCTGTGCAGGAACAACTTACAATTAAAGTTGAGGATATCAAATTAATATTAACTCATTTTCCGTTACTCTGTTATCATGGATCAACTGAAAATGAAAGTAATATCTGGAATATTCATGGGCATGTCCATTTGTGTAAAAACAATAATGGAAATTATGAAAGAATAAAATTAACGTGTCCAACTCAATATGATGTAGGAGTAGATTTTAATAATTATACTCCTATTTCTTTTAATAATTTGAAACATATTATAAATACCCAGATAAAGAATAATATAAATCAAACATATTGGATTAATGAAAATTTGTGATACAAGATCTTGTACAATATTATCACCAGATGAATCTTGTGAATTAGGAGTATTTTATGAAGATGGAAAGTTATATGCTGGATATATTTCTAATTCTGGAGCAAATAAAGAATGGTCTATTGATTATAATGAGGATTGTTCATTTGATGATAATTTAGAAATGTTGTATGATGAAATACTTAATAAAAGTGAGTTTTGACGAAGGTAAACACTGGTATCAATTACAGTGGGAAAATATGGATTTTACCCAGTTTGATAGAATTAAAGGATTAAAAGACGTAACGACAATAGATGGATTACAGAATTTAGTTAAAAAGAATTATCCTAATGTAAATCTTACTTGGACTCTTTTAGATAAAGTAAATACTATACGAAAAAAGAAAACACGAAATGGAAAATAATAATTTTATAAAACAATCGTCTCCAGTTGCTGAATTTGAAGCTATAACTAAAGAAATGCTAGAAGTATTTAAAAGAAAAAATCACGATTATGGAAATTCTTTTGAAATTTCACTAGATAAGTTTGGAATTATTGCGGCAGTAGTAAGACTTGGAGATAAAATGAATCGTATAGAATCTTTAAGTACTAAAAAACAACAAGTAAATGATGAATCTATAAAAGATACATTACAAGATATGGCAAATTATGCTATAATGACTATAATGTGGTTAAATAATTCTGTAAAGAAAAAAGATCTATAATATAAAAGGGGTTAGTTTGGCGATTGCCAGGCTAACCCCCTTATTTTTTAAGCCGATGACTTTATCTAAGTTGTCGGCTTATTTTTTCTTTTCTGCTTTATAAGTATCTTGAAATGATTTTAACACGGCTATATTCTAAACCGCCATATCGGTCGCAGCTTTTTCACCTAACGAAACTTTCAATAAATCAGTCATTAGTTTTATATTCTAAGAATATATAGGAGGATTTGTATTTTCTCCCAAATATTCAAATACATTATAAATACCTCTAAATCCATCATAAGATCTAGAAGATCCTCCGTATAAAATTTCAACAGCGGCATTTACTAAAGCATTATTTTTTGGCATCTGTTCTTTCTTAAAATTACTATATGCTGGATTCAATACCTAACTGTATAGAGTTCCAAAGAATAACCAAGCTAATCCATCTGTAAGTAATTTCATTAAATTTTTTCTTTGCATAGGATCTAACCAAATATCTTCTTTAAAAGTTCCCTATGGAACAGCTTTAAAAACATCATATAAAGTATACATTATACCCTAAACTATTGTTGGGACTTTCTTTAATACTGGCTAAATATGAGTTATATTTTCTGTAGCTTCTATTTCTGTTCCGTCATAATAATATTTAGTACTTCCATTATCCTGTACTGCATATATTAATCTGCCAGAGTTATCAAAAAATAAAGGACGCCCAGAATCATCTAAATCCTATTCTAGTTTAAATTCGGTATTAGAATATTGTCCTGGTTTTAACATATAATTAGCATAGATGCCGTTCATCCAGGTAGAGAACATTCCAAAGAAAGTTCCCAAAGCCATGTGTTCATATGCCGCTCTAGTACTTTTATCATAAGAACCATATATAGTATCAGCTGCATGTCTAATTACATTAACTTCTTGAAAATTATAAGGCATTGGAAGGTCGTCGCTCATTTGAAGAGCCTATTCAGGATGATCTTGATTATATGCTCGTATGGCATTAAAATATGCTCCCATCTATTCATAATATTTTGGATTACTTTTATTACCTGATGCAAATATTTTAAAACGCTCATCTTTTTTCCAATCATAAACTAATTTCCCATCTTTAATATCAAAAGCATCATAAACTCCATCTTCGTAGCATTTAGCAACAAATAAAGTCATTCTATTAAGAAAATCAGGGGCGCGTAATGTTGAATACATCCAGTTCTAATAATTAGTTATTCCTCTTTCAGACTTTAATCCTTCTGAAATTCTAGATATATCCATATTTGAAAGTCTATATATCTAGCATAATTGATTTACTATGTTAATAGATCGACTATCAGAAAAAGAATTTTTTATTACTGTGCCGTAAGCCTTTGTTAAAGATTTTGGAGATATATTAGTTTGATAATGATTTAAAGATCTCATAGTATTTTGCCAAGCGCCTTCAAAAGTGTCTCGCACTGCTCCTTTTATATTTCCAGCAATTAAAGTATTAGATACTAGTCTTCTAAGAGGTGTAGTTAATCCAACTATTCTTTGAGATGCTTCATCCATAATAGAAGTTCTGAAAACATTTACTTTTACGAAGTCATCAATCATTGAAATAGTCTACTTAACTACCTTTTCCATATTTGGATTTTCTCCTAAAATGTCTAACTAAAATAAAACTCCTTTAATAACGATTAAAGCTTTATTTAATTCTCTAGTTTCAATATCGCGTTCTATAAAATCTGCTAATAAACTTTCTAGATTAGTTTCAAAATATCCTTCTCCATATTCAGAAATATATCCTTCACGAGTTAATCCTTCCATATAGTTATTTCTTTTAACTCGTTCCCCTATTAAAAATTTATTCTATAATTTCATAGCTTTAATGCTAACATCTCGTAATTCCTATTCTTCTTTATTATCTATATCATTAATATATTCTTCTACTCCTTTTTTTGGATTTTTTAATAATTCCATGGCTAAATTTTTAGCGTAGGATAATTTTTCTTTTATAGAATATTTCTACAGGCGAGTAGATTTAGAAGCTCTTTCTAGAGGAATATTAAAATAAGTATCAGAATGATTTTTAATAAAAGCTTGTAAATTTGGATCTTCCACACTTGTAAAATTAAAAGATATTCCCATCATTGGATACCTTACTTTTGCAAATTCAAATAAAATTCTTTTTAAGAATTCCTATTTAACACTTTTATGGCTGGTTATCTAAGCCATATCATTAACATCGTAAGGATTTAACAATCTTAATAAATTATGCCCTTGATTATCTTTTCTATATAAATCTTCAAACTACGAAGCCTAATTACCAATAGTAGCATTCTATAATTTAGTGTATCCAATATCATCGTAATATTTATATAATAATTTACGAATTGGCACCCATTTATTTTCAGCCTACTCGGCTATAGAGTTAATAGTTTTAGTATATAAATCAACAATTATACGAAAATTTCTATTTGGAACACTACCACTTACAAAACCATATCTATCCATACCACTAAGTACTTTTTCTGTAGGACTAATTTCTCCAACAGTATAGTAGGTAATAGCATTAACAACCTACTAGTATAAAAGAGCTATTTTTTTAAAGGAAGGATCTTTTAAAAGAACCTAAAAATCAGTAGTGTCAAGTTGCGGAAATCCGTCTTTTAAAGCTTTTTCAACTTCTCTTAATGCTGTTATTTTAGCCTCGACTGTTTCAGCAGATGCTAATGCCCCAAATCCTGTTTCAATTAATTGCTACTTTTCGGATTCTGAAGCCTTGTTATCTTGTATAATCGATTCATATTCCTACAGCAAAGTCTAAAATCTGCTTATATAATAATATTGTCCAAAGTTATTTTTAATAGTAGTATTTGGTAATTTAGTATTTACATATTGAATAATAGGGGTAAAGCACTCTTTTGATAGTGTTTCTATGCTAAATGGAATTCCCTGACCTCCATTCCTAAGTGATAGTACTTGTAATTTACCCAATATTAAATCACCTTTTATTTTCGGCAGAACTTGGTTTAAAAGAACCATTGTTCTAACCGCTTCAATATTACCGTAGTTTGCACGATAATTAAATAAACTTCCAGATTTATTATCGGGTAAATAATATCCCAATACAGTATTGCCTCTTTTACCTATATTTATTTCAGTTCCTAAATTAAAGGTACTTAAAGTAATTACATCTAATTGATGGGTTATTTTATTTTTAATAAGAATAATTCCAGCGCTATTAAGAGTATCGTTTTCTAATAATTCCCAATCAGAACCCTCTTCCTTAGATTTCTGAACAAAATATTTACTTAATATTTTATGTAAATAAGCTCCATTTGTAGCATACGCAGAATCAGTTAAAAATGAAGTAATGCCAGTATTAATACCAGCTTTAATATCTTTTAAAAGACGGTGTAATACAACATCATTATTAGTATCAAATAACTCTTTTCCATTTCTAATTACATGCTCTAAAATTTCGGTATTTTTTTCTGGTTTTGCATTAGATTTTATGGGAATAATTTTATCCTGCCCTAATTCTAACTAATAAGCATATTCAGGATTATTACTATCTAAAATATGAGATTTATTCTTTTTAACCCATTCTAATGCAGTTAATCTAACTCCATCGGCTTGAATATCTCTAGCTGGAAATATAAGTTTCAGTTGCTCATTTACTATATCAACATCTTCATCGTTTATAGAATCTAATACTACAGAAGATTTTATAAAATTACGGGCAACTTTATCATATTTGCCAAATACATATTTTCCATTAAATACAGTCAATTCAATAGGAGTGTCTCGCATTATTGCAGATTTTACTACAGATAAATCATCATTATATTTTATTTTAACAGGAACAATATTTAAAGTAGCGTGACGTACACTAATACCCTAACTTGCCAACATTTGTTTCAGTAAAGCCATTTGATATTTATACTTTTCCAGCTTTACAGATTGTGGCTATATAGTACTAGTGGTTGTTTTAAAATTAAATAAATGTACATCTCCAGAAGCATCTACTACAACCATATCTATATGTCCAAATAAATCTTTGTCTATATTTTCTATTTTATTTTTTATATTTAAATTATATATTATTCTGGAATGCTGTCCCCCATTCTTTCTGAGTATTCCACCAAGAGTTTTTTCTTTAAAAGTAATATAACTATCCCAAAGCTCTCCTGCTACGGCTTCAAATTTAGTTCCTTTAGCATCACTCTCAAAATCTTGCCGATCGTAATCTTTAGAACTCATTTTAGATAGTAGAATATGTAAATCTGTACCGTCATCTGCAATTATTTGCCATTTATCTACTTCTTTTTGAGCAATTTCTTTAGCTTCTTCTTCACTTAATCCTTCTGATACTAATGCTGTTGCGGTCTCAGAAATATAATCAGAATCATGTAATTTATAAATTAGAGGTTTTCCATTTAGAGTAAATTGATTGGAATCAATAAATTCCTGACCACTTATAGAATCATTGTCTGAAATTATAGGTTCTCCATCAAAGAATGATGTATTGCTTTTTGAAAATCCTTCTTTCCTAAGTTCTACTAATTTAGACACAATATCTTCCTAAGTTATTAATGCTGCATCTCTGCTAAGTACTAAATCATTGGCAGTTTTTGCATTTCTCTTTTTTCTGTATTCTTCAATAAGATCTAAGTAACTATGTTTTTTGTTATTTGGATCAGCTTTAAAAGTATATGTACATCCCATATTAACATTTTTCAATTATATTCTTTTCCTTTATCTCTTTAGCTATCCAATTAGATGCCTCTCTGAATACTTTTCCTGTTTCAAAATCTAAACCTGTGGCAGATTTTCCAATATCTTTATTAAATTGTAAAAAAACATTATTTAATTTTCCTTTATATATAGAATCTATATCATCCTCTTTTGCCAATGTAAAAATTCTTGGAAGAAGTTTATCAACTTCTTCTTTAGTTTCTTCTAAAGCTTCGTCACTAGTTTCCTATCTATTAGTATCAAATATTTCAGAGGAGTTTTTACCAGATATAAATTCAGAAAATAGTTTTACAAAAGCTTCTTCTGCTACGTCAATATCTGCTAAATTTGGATAAACTTTAGCTTTTAAAAACTATTTTAAATTACGACCTTTTTCTGTTGCAATTACTTTTCCAAGTAATTTTTCATATGCTTGATAATTGGAAGCCTTTAAAGCACCTAGAATTAAATGTGTGTATTCATGAATTGCGTCTGCAGAAGTAGCAACACTTCCATTTATATATATTTTACCCTTCCGAATAAAAGCTTTAGTACCAGCAGGTACTTCTGGGAACTAAGTAGTTACTTCATCCTATGTGAGCACTTTGGCGTTTACATTAAATCTTTCCGTTAAATGTTCTACGACTTCATCAATTAATCCTATGATCGGCTAAGGTCTTTTATATTTACTGTTTACAGTAATTTTATCGTCAGATAAAGGAATTACATTTAAAATATAACTAGATTGTTTATAACTATTTTCTGCCTATTCAACTTTATGGGAATTCTAAACATAATATCTTAAATAATTATTATTGTCTATAGCGTTTTTAATAGTTATTAAAATACTATTAAATTTATCAGCATTTTCTTTTGTTAATTTTCTATCTTCTATAGAATCTCCAGTTTCTTGATTTATTAAATAGGTAAATATTCCAGCAGATTCTATACTATTAACAATATTCTTTAAACTCAAAAACTAAGACTCTGTTAATTGTTCTTTAAAGTGTTCATAAAAGTCTTCTAAGGTCTAATCAGATCTTAGCATTGTATATTCATCGTAGTTTAAATGTGTATTTTTATCTAAATCAATATTTAGTAATTGAATACCACTTCCACTTATATGAAAAATATTATTATTTACTTCTAAAGTTCTATTATAACTTCCTGGAAACCGTAATCCTATATCAAATAGTTTCTTAAAGGATCCTCTTTTAGAATCCGTATATAAAATATCTATAGCTTTTTTTGCTTGAGCCATATTAGTAAACTCATTAGGCTAATCTGTTGGAGCAAGTAATCCTCTACTATAAATATAAGATGTTTTATCATCTTTAATATATTTATAAATAGTAAATCCTCTATAATTTTCTACTTTCGTAGTATATTCGTTAATAGAATCATAAGTAAGATTTAATTTACTATCTAATGTTTGAAAAGCTATTTTTAAAACTATAGCATCCTCATTTATACTCTATACTTTACAAGATAATTCGGTTAAATTTTTTTGTATTTCTGTAAATAAATCCTTTACGAATTGTTCATCCTTTTTCCAACCTTTTTTTAATTTAATATTGGGAAAAAACTATTTAAGTATAAGTTCAAGCTAATCATAAGTAAGAATACTACTATTAGAATCTTTTACTTTATCAGTTCTAGCGTTTAATTCCATATCTAAAGGTTGGCTATATCCTATATATGAGTTACTAGTTAAAGTCCTAATAGTTTCAGTAAGTAATCCATAAGTTCCGCGTCCAACGGGGGAAGTTCTATATGGAGCATTATTAGTTAAAAAATCTATTAACAAGTCCTGAGAACTTTTAAATTTCTTTTTTAAAGCTTTTTCTACTATTGGTTTTATTGCCGAAATTCTATCATCTTCTTTGTAACTGGTTAATACACTATTTTTTGCTCTTAAATGCGCATATAATTTTTTAATACTTCCTGGACTATTCTATACTACGTACACTAAACCCCCTGTACTACTTTTCTTATATATAACATCTCTAATATTAATACCATTAAAATCAAAAACGTCTATAAGAAGTATATCAGGATCTTCAGATATATTAGGAAACCCATCAGGATTTGCATATTGTAATGTATGAAATTTACAATTACCTACTATACCATCTTTTAAATCCTTTAATTCTACAGCTCGTTTATCATACTTTTTTAAATTTTCAATAATATCTATTAAGTTTTCTTTTATTTCTGTATTTGAATTTAAAACCTTAGCTATATTTGTTAAATTTACTGTTTTCGGAATAAGGTTACTGTTTTCTATAACAATCTTAGGGAGAGCTTCATCGCCCTCCCTAAGAATACCATTTATATTGAATACTATATCACATCCCATCTTAACAATTTTCTGTATTAATAATTATTAAACCTCTCTTTATTAAATTATTTAAAATTCCTACAATCTATGCCACATCATTAGATCTTAAACCTGCAATTGCATTAATTTTTAAATTTGCAAAAGGAGTTTTTATGCAACCATAATCATTATAATTCTAAATTCTATTATACTTTATGGCATCATTTTCTTTCTAATCTGCATAATAATCAACATCTGGAACTAAATCTTTAGGACTTCTATATTGTCCTTTATATTTACGTTTATACATAATTCTGCCATTTATGTATTCTCTGACTATATCCTCATTATGACTACCTTCCTAAGTTTCAGAAATTACAGGAGCAATTTTATAACGCGCATCATCCATATTAAATCCCCATTCTTCTAACTCAGCTATAGATTCTGGCATTTTAGCATCCACAAAATCTAAATCTCCTACATATTTCATAAATGATTTAATAATAGAATCATTTTTTATTATGCCTAAGAAGTTTCCAAATAAAGTAGTCAATCTATCAGAACCAAATTTATTTTTATTAACTACTAAATTATATAACATAAACCAATCCGATAAAGGTCTCCCGCCTAATTCATAATTTTGTAATTTAATAAAATCACTTAAACATTCTTGATATTTACCTTCATTTTCAGCTGTAGAAACAACATTCTACATATCGAGATTTAATCTTAAAAATCTTTGATTCTCATTATTTAAGTCAAATACTAAATTCCTTATAAATTTATTGTCCATAGGAAATTCTTTCTTCACTACCTTACCATCTACAACGTCGGAATAATAACCTTGTTTTAATTCTGAAAATAACTTTTCTTCTATTAATCTTTTAAAAGACCCTCTACTATATTCAGAATCTACTACTATATGATCAAATTCACTTGTAACTGTTTGATCCTCCCAGTTAAAGTCTATTATTTTATCATCCTTAAATATAGGATATTTAAATTGCTGCTCATTTAAGAACTTTAATATTAAAACATCATCAACATAATCAATTAATTTTTTTATTTTAAGATCGTCAATAACATCATAGTCATCAAATAATTTTGCAGTTAAATTTTCAACAAGGGCAGTCTTTTTTATACAAGTCTATTCAAAAGTGTAGACAGCTTTAAGAATATCAAATATAGATTTAAAATGAGGTAATTTATCAATTATGTCAAATACATTCCAAGTTCCTTTTATTAAATTATAATAATCGGAAGTAGCTTTACGATATCCGTTTTGATTATTTAACCATTTCTAAAAACTAAAAGTATTTACAATTCCTAAATCTTTAGCAGTAGTCAAAATTGTTCTAATTTCTTCTTCTGAATATTTAGAATTTCTATCTTTTAATGTTTGTACTAAATTATTAAAATAATCTTCATTTTCAAACTATTTAGCACTTATTGCAAACATCATTTCTTTATTATGTACTATTTTATTAATTCTAATATTTAAAGCTATTAATTCTTCAATAGAAGTTGGAATACCCTAATTAAATCCTAATAAAGTAGATCCCAATTCACTTGTTTCAGTAGCTAAATTATAAACATGCTCAAACTCTTCTAAGTCTGCAATATAATCAGATTCAGTTAATCCAGAATCCTTAACCTTATCAACTAAATTTTCAATAAAATCAGATAATGCCATTATTCCATTATTTAATTTAGACTTAGTTGCTTGCTGCGAAGTATCTAAGAAATCAAATAATTCCTAGTCTATTTCTCCAGATATTTTAGCAAAGAAGAAATCTTTTAATAATTCATCAAAGTTATATTCTTTTGGAACTAATTTAGATTCTGAAATTTCAGTTTCTGCACCCTCTTCATTTTTCATTTTCTTGGTAATAGTCTAAGTTTCCATTCCATACCCAGCATCATGTAATGCTTTAGAAACTTTAGCATTAAGAGCTGCAAAAGCTTGATTATATAAGGCTTGTGATACATAATTTCCATATTCTTCATCAAGAACTTTAGAAGTACCACTTAAAAACTATTTATATGGAATGTGCCCTCGCATCCATCTTATAACCTTATTCATATTTGTTTTGTACAAATATTCATCAAACATATTTACGTTATTAAGATCATTTGCTATAGATACAACAGGACTAGTCATGAAACTAACTATATCATTAATACTGAACCCCATCATAATAAGATGTAAATAACATTTGGCTAAATTAGTTCCAGCATTAATCTTCGCAAGAATAAGCTCCTTAGCATTATCTGTTGCCGCAGATAATAATTGACTAATTAAATCGTCTGCATAAATACCATTTTCCTAAATATTTCTAACAGCCTCAATTAATTCCTTATTATAAGCTTGCCATGTTTCAGTTTTATTTTCAATATCTGCATCTGTGATATTATATTTGGCTCTTAACTCAGCATCAATATCAGAAGCTGCATTAAAATATAATCTTAATTGTTCGTTATTTTCGAAATTTATATTTGCGATAGTATTCTTAGTGAGGGACTACATATTACCAGTAGATCTTCCTTGTATTCTATTAAAAGTCTAATTAAAATACATATTTCTAAGTCTTATCGGATCTCCAGTTATTAATCCTTCATTCCAATAGTGGCTAGTATTAAAGAATACTTTTTCTCCAACGGCTGTAATACCAATAACTCCTTTACCTACCATATTTTGTTCTTGCATTAAGAATTTAGTAAGAGGATTCATTAAAGTCATTCTTTCAGATTTACTACCTTTAGGACTTTGTTCTGATGCCTTACGTATAGAAGACATTGCAATTGGAGAATATGCCTAGTCCATATTTCTTAAATTCTAAATAATATTAGAAATTGAAGAAGAAACAGAATTTTTTAAGCATCTCTAAATCATATTAGGAGTTATTTCTGTATCCTGATGGCTTTGTAAATCATTAACTATATCTTGAGCTATATTATCGTCTACAGTCCATGTTATATATTGATATTGTTTACCCTTAGAATAAGTAATAGGTTTATCTTGTAAAACTCTAAGCAAATCAGCTTCTGCTCTAATCTTTTCTACTTTAGTTGTTTTAGAAGCAATTTTACTAATATAATCTGAAATATCAAAGCCAGTATCGCTTTTTACATATTTAACACCTTCTGGTATAGGTAAATATTCAGAAGCTCTAAGAGTATCTATAGAGGAATAATCAAATAAATTACTCCATCCTAAATATTTTCCATTATCATCAAATTCATATCCCATTATATATGCTTTATCAATATCCAGTATACCCTATGTCTTTCAACATAAGCTCGACTATATCATCACTTGTTATCAAGTGTCTCGCGCTTCGAAACAGCACTATGCTGTGCAATGAATTCTTTCTTAGTAGAACTTTCTCGTATTTTATATAAAAGAGATGGAACTTGTTCAATATATGGTTTTACTATTTTAATAAATTTATCAGAATCATTGTTAGTACGTACTGAAATAGAATATAATTTAGATTTTTCTATAAAAGGTCTAAATTCTATATCCCAGACATCTTTAAAGTACTCTATTATCATCTTACATGTTTCTTCATTGACACATGTGGATATTTTAATACTTCTTTGAATTGATCCATTTCTTTGTTCTGATTCATTTATATTAATAAAACCATCATCCATAAACCATATGGCAAGACCTTGAGCATCCAGCCAATTCAATAGGTTTCTTGTAAAGGTTTTCTTTGGAGTATACACCGAGCGTCTTAAAGCTTTAATAGTGGAATGTAAAGATATTTGAGAGTATAAAACACCTTTACCTTTATTATATCCGCATGTAGATATATACTCCTTAATTCCATTATTTTTTATACCGAGTTTATTAAGTAATCCAACTTTCCATTCTAAATATTCTCGTTGCTCTACAGAATGAGAAAGTTTAAAAACATAATTACTAGAGATTGTGCCATCTCCCAGTAATAATGCTATTAATAATCTTTTTTGTTCTTTACTAAGTGATTTTTGAATTTTTCTTGCCATTTATTCAATAATTTAAATTAAACATTGAATAAAAGTTCTACTCCCTTTCGGGATAGTCTGTGAACTTTCATCCTTGCAAATATAGTAAATATTTTATCAATTGACTAATCAATTTATATAAATTTTACCTAGGATGCTTAGCTGCGGATTGTCTAATTTTATATACTTTTTACTATACCAATAGTAATTAATTATTGCCATTAGATGTATTTCTACTCTAATTTAGTATATATAAACTTAAAGAGTTTCCCGCAATTCACGAGATTTTATGACTACAATATTTTATCTAGTTTAACTAGAAGGGGTTATGTCATACTACTCTGGTATGGTAGTATCAATAGTCAGAACCCTAAAGCCAGGTCTGCCAATGGCTTACATAGCATATATTCTTGCTACTCTACGTAAAAGCTACTGCTTTCATCTACATAAAAGACTGTAAAGTCTAAGCAGGGATACGAGCAGCTGTAAAATATAAAGATTTCAAGAAAGAAGAATAGACTTCCTCTGCAAATTGTGAATAATAATTTACTAAAGCTGCATTATATTTCTTTGTATCTATATTAATATGATCATTTTTTATTTTAGCTGGTTTTAAATATTCTTCTAGAGTTTCATTTAAAAATTCTCCAGCTTTTCCAGTAATGTTTATATGAGGAATAATACTCTTAATATGGTCAGCTGATGATGTATACATAGAATCATTAAGTCTTATGCCATTATAATTATTCTCATAATACATTTTAGTCATAATACTTCCAATCTATTTATATACATCATTCATAAGTTTATCTCTGAGAGCTTTTACTTTCTAGTCTTTATCTAATTTCTAATATTCTTCTGAATCTGTAAATCCAGTATCCTTTCCAAAGGCTGATAACATATTCTAAATATTAAAATGTCTTAGATTATAGGTTATAGGATGATTTCCTTTAACTTCAACTATCTAATAGTTAGAAACATATTCTTTATATCTATATACAGCGCCTTTATAGTATCTAAGTTCTGGATCTACAATCTCAGTATTATCTTTAGCACTATAAAATTTACCTTTTTGATAAACTATATCTTTTGTCTTTATATTCTTACCTACTTTAAATAAAATCTAATTATCTTTTGTGGTAGCATATACTTCATTATTTTTTTCTAAAGTATATTTCCAACCAATATTTCTAGGTTTAAATACATTTTCTGGATCTACTTTAGGAGTTTTAAAAGTAATGTAAGTATGTTTACCGCTACCGGTAGTAAATGCCATATCATAATGTTTGGAAATAATAGGAGTAATTCTTCTAGGTTTAAAATAATTAGCACCGAAAGATTTTAATTCGGCTAAAGATCTTCCAGAAGTATTGTACTTAGAAGCATACATATTAGAAATTACTAATTCTGCAGCTTCGTTTTTTAAATTATATATTTTTCTACCTTTGTAAAATCCTTTTTCTAGTTCATCAAACATTTTCTAAATTTCACGTCTATTCTAAGTAGCATTAAAATTAGAATCTTCTCTATTTAAAAATGACTACACTACTGGTTCTGTTAAGAATACATTAGTAGAGACTCTATGTGTAGTAGCCTTAGCTAAAGTCTTCAATCCTCTTTCTTCTTCGTAGTAAGTATTTTTACCTCTTTCTACGATAGGATTAACAGTATTTATTACGACTGCATAAATTCCTGGAACTTTGCCATCCTCTAATTTTTTCTTAAATATTTCCCGATTTCTTTCAACCCAAGTATTGAAAGTATCCTTACCATATTCTATACCAAATATATCTTTAAAGAATTCTTCATCAGTTTTGTCCTAGTAACCATATCTGGCTTTTCTTTCTTTTAATGTTTTTCCATGACCATTCTTTAAATCCAGTTCTCCTTTTTTATTTGGAATTTCTTGCCTAACATTCTTTTCGTCAATAGTAAGATCTTTCCAATCATTATTCTATCGACGCCCATTAGACATAATTTCTTTTAATTCCCAATAAAGTTTATTCCAGTGGGCAAAACCTTCCACATCCTAACCAGTTCTATTCTAACCATCTACATACTAAATTATAGAATATGGCTATTTGGCTACATAAAACTCATCCCCAACTTCAGGTGCCCCAGATCCTTTAGTTTTAACAGCACTGTCGAAACCTCTAGAATAATCAGAATTAGAACCGTGCCAATATATATCTTTTTCAACACTATTGGGATAAATACTGCGAATGTACTGAGCATAATCTTCATTTGTTGCATTTATTTCCTATAGAGTAGTTGCTAATTCCGGGTTTTGCTACATTACTACTCGTACCTAATCTAGCGTATTCTAACTTATAGATTCTAAATTAGGAGTTTCAGACTATTGCTAAAGTGCAAACCAATTTTTAAATTGCTCAATATCCTATGTGGTTCCTAAGAAATGCACATTCTCTTTCTTATTATTTAAAATAACTGCTACATCAGATCCAAATTCATTATCAGTTTGTTTCCCTAAAATAGCATCATTTGGAGCTTTATCTTCGTCATATTCAAAAGATATTCTAGCAGGAGCTAAGTCTCTAGCCTATGTAACATTTACTGCATAAGATATGTCATCTTCAGGATTAAGTTGTCTACCAATTAATTTCTAGATAAAATTTCTAGTAGTTTCTTTTCTATAAACTCCTGTTATATCATTATTAGTACGCCCCTCAAAGGCATAATAATTATATGGATCATCAAGTCTTAAAGTAGTTGCATATTCACCATTTATTAAAATATCTACTATATCAGTAGGCTAAAATTTAGTATTATCAAATGTTGCCTTCTTCCATTCTTTTTCCTAAAAAGTATGTAAATAAGCAGCCACTAAATTTTTATTATAAATAGCAATACTTTCCTTAGAAGGGTCAAAATCTCTAAAAAAAGATTCTTTACGTTGTAACTATCTAGCTTTTTTTAATACATCATCAAACTATTCCTCATTTCCATTATACTTAAAAATCTAAATAATTCCATATCCCGGTACCATTACACACCCAGATCCTGGAAATTTACGTTTAACGGATTTTTTATTTAAATTAGAAATAAATGTAGGAATGATCTAAGTAAATAAATTACTATCACTAAGAGGTAACTTAAGATTATCTAATGTATGATCACTTGTTAAATTAAATCTTTTCTTAATTTCCTATACTATAGGTGTCGCTAAATCTACTTGATCTACACGCTATTTATAATTATTTAATAACGTTTTACCTATAATATCATACATTTCAGATTTAATAGCAATAGTAGGTAAATCATTACTTTTCGCTCTAATATATTTAACAGCAGCATTAATTTCTTCTTCAGATGCTTTGGTGCATAAATATCCTAATGTTCTATATACTTGCTTAGATATTCCATGTAATCGACCCCCAGCTTCCAAAGCTGATATTACCTGAGTAAACTCAGTCATTTGAGCATCGTCAATATCGTGGTCTGCATCCATTTGAATTCCTAATCCATTAGAATTTAAAGTCATATACCTTAATTTAGTCTAACCTTTCCAAGCCTCTACACCATTTATATTTGCAGTTCCATTTTTAACAGCAGACTAATTTGCGGCATAAGAAATCATCATATCCTTTAAAGGTTGATAATAAGTGCTCTAACTCATAATATCACTATCGGCATTTTCTTGTCGTATAGTTACATTATTCATGAATCCTACAACTGCATATGAAGAAACATCTGAATATTTAAGAACATTAGTATCATTATCATCTAGTACTCGTTCCATAGAGTAAATACCTCCAAGAACATTAAATAATTCAAATAAAGAATTTATATTATGAGTTCCTTTAACTTTCGGAGAAATTCCTCTAAATTTAAGATGATTACTATCAGCATCAAATCTATGATATACTTTAACAGGATCTCCAGAACTTACTCTATCACCACTTATATTTACAGCAAATTCTTTAGTATAATAACCAAATTCATCTAATCCAAAATCAACGATTCTATAATAGCTGCCATTTTCCTCATAGAATAATTCTCTACCTGCTAATATATCCTAATAGAAATCAATTTTAGTAAAGCCATTCTTTTTATATCCTTTAGAATTAACTAGATCAAAAGGAACTCCCTTATCATTATTCCAGGTTACCTGCCCATCCTCTCCAACTGTTGTCCATTGTAAATTAGTCATTTGCTTAAACAAATCATACAATTTAATATCCGAGTTAAGAGATGTTCGCATTCTTTCATTTGTTATAGTAAATGTTGCAAATTTAAGAAGAGTTGCGGACATTGTTCTAGTATCGTAACTATGCCAAATTGGTTTCTTATCGACTCCAACTTCCTAATCTTGTAAACCTCTATTTTCAAGAATTGATACAAAAGGATTAATGTACGCAGAACCATCATGAGCATCTTCAGTATCCGAGTCACCTCTAAAATTAAATATCTTAGCTTGGGTATCTTTAATAACAGCTACCTTCATTTTAGCTGGAACTCCATTTAATACATTCTATTGTATATACTACAGAGTAGCAGGAATAATTACATTACGTTTTAATTGAGTACCTTGTGCTACAGCTTCAATTTTAGTAATAACTTTATCATATAATGGTTTTAAATCTGAATGCTATTTTACCCAAATTAAATCCTTAAAATTATCCTTAGCTTCATATTTTTGATAAATATTTCCATCAAGAGCATATAAATTCTTATTAAATTCCTGAATAATATTCTATTTAATATTGTCAGAATAACTAAGTTTTGCTCCCATAGGTAATACATTAATAATATTTTTTATAAGAACTCCATTTAAATTAGTTCCATCTAATGTATAATTACCTATACCATCAGTTGTCAATACTGCATTTCCTTCATCAGTACTTAACTATATTTCAGTATCACTAATTTTTGTTGTTTTAATGTCATTAGTATTAACTTTATTAAATTCAAAATTAGTTCCAGTAGTAAAAAATTTAAAATACTGAGGACTATTCTAAGGATTAATACCTAATTTTAATAACTCTGAAGTATAATTAATTTTAGCCTTATCTGGATGAGCAATTTCGGAACCTGTTAATTCAAATCGTAAATTATTAGCCAGAAGAGTATCAGTAAAGAAATATTTTTCTAATAAAGGATTTAATTCTATAGTATCATTTTCATTATATTCAATTTCGGAACCTTGATAAATATTCGCACCATTTACTTTAGCTAATATTAATTTATTATGATATATCCAATTATTCCTATAATGTTCATTTTTAGTTACTGTTGTCGAACCTTCGATCATTTCTTTTTTAGAAAATACTTCATCAATAATACGAGAAATAGGATTACTAGTTATTCCTTTTCTAATATTGGGATCGTTATCATCAAAATAAGATACATAGAAATTAACTCCTGAAGAAAGTAAATCATTTAAAAAATTAAACTGTTCTCGTTTAAAACGATTTACCAAAGAATTTCTATCCGCATATAAATTAGTTGCATAATGATATAAAAGTTCATTAAATTTACAATGTTCCCCATTTTTTCTATAATGAGTATCTAAAATTAATGATATTCCTTTTGAATCAGCTAAACTTAATAATTGCTCTTCTGAAACAGTATTTAACCAAGAATTAACTTCCTCCAAAGAAGCATCTGGTTTACCCATTACATTTTTTAAATCGTTTAGTATATTATTATAAGAATTTATATAAGCCTAACCTACCGTGTCCTAGTATAAATCAATTAAGTTATCACTAGACATTTCCCATATTGATTTATTATCATAAGACTTATTAGGAGCTTTAATTTTCTTATTAGCCTTAATAGCATAAGTAATAAAAGAAGTTTTATCAGAATAAGTTGTAGGCTATATCAATATAGTTTCATGTAATTTATTTTTAGTGTTACCAAATTTATCAGAATTTAATTTAGACTATAAATAATTTCCATAAAAATTCTAGATAATGGAGGAATAAAACAACTCAGATGCCTTCATATCTTTAACACTCTTTTTTATACCTGTTCTAGATTGTGCATCCTAATTAAGTACAGTTTGTGCAATTAATCCATTGTTTTCTGTAAATAATAATGGCGTAGTAGCCTATCCATTCTATTCTTGTTCTGCTTTCTAATACTAAGATAAATAGTATTTTATATTTCCACCTAAAAACGATACTCTACTATTAGCAATTTTATTATTGTTAATATCATTAGTAGTAGATTTAGAAATGTCCCCGTTTATTTGAGACTCTATATCGGCTAAATTATCTATCCAAGAATCACTTGTTCTAACAGAAATTAATTTTGGGATTCCTAAAGTGTTACTTAAAAAGTTTTTATATTTTTCATACGAATTAAAATTCAAATTTCTAAAAGGCAAATACCCATCACTACTTTTTAGAAATTCAGTAAAATACATTTTATTAGGATATTTTCCTTCTTTCAATTTTACATTAAATCTGTGGTACAAATCATTTACTACAGCAGTTCTAAATACACTTCCTAAGATTTCTTCAATGTATAGATTTTTATTAGCGTCATATCCTTTATAGAATAACAATTTAGTTAATCCATCTTTTGATAAAAAATCAGTTCCTAAATAATCGTCTATTAATTGTATAGTATCCCTAAACAATTTCTCATCAGAAGACAATGCAGAAGGATTATTTCCTAATTGTAGTATTCTATTTATAGAGGATTCGGAAATTAAATCTATAGTAGAATCTTTTTGATCAAATATTGTATTTAATCTAGGATTTGAAAAAGTTATTTTAATAGGTTTGGAGGATAAAATACCCATATCATTCTTAGTAGTTCCTGTAATGTAAAAATCCCCAACTTTAATAGAATATGTATGACAATCGTGTCTTCCTAATCGTTTGGACTCTTCGATTGACATATCTTCATCTATAAGTTGATATTTATCACATAAAGCTTTTCTAAGAGCGTCATTTTTAGTTATAGAATCGTATTCACTATTAATTCTATTTATTACATTATACTAACCTTTTCTAGCTGCCCCCTTCTTTTTGGTAGTTACTTCTACCATATTAGATTCTTTAGAATACACAGCTTGAGTATAAGTAGAATCCATGGTTCTGTCCATTACTCCTGTAATGGCATCTACTACAGAATAACCATTAATTGTAAAACTATTCTTAAGAGCTTCTATTTCAATTCTTCTAATTGAATTTTCATTATTAAGATCAAAAACATATTTAGCAACTGAAGTAAGTATATTAAGATTAAAATCATTAATTCCGGCAGCTTTTAATTTATAAGCCATTTCAGGTTTTAAAATTTCCTAAAATATTATTTTACTATATACCTACGGATCATTATGAAAATTTTTAATTGCTTTCTACAGAGTAATAGCATTAGACAATCGATCGGCATTAACGAATAAATCTTCTTTAGCACGAGTAAAACTTCCTATAGAACAATATCTATTTAAAAATTTATTTTCGGTTGTTGAATATATTGGAATAGTACTGATTGCTAATTTTGAAAATTTGCCGATATGATCTAAAGCATTGTTTTTATCGTCGGAAGTTTCCCAACCTTTTACTTTATGTTCATCATCTTTAGCAAATCTGTATTTTAAAAAAGAAGAATCCATTTCAACATTATTTAATCCGGAATCACTTAATTCTATACTTCTTCCTACAGCATCTTTTAACATGTCGTCAAAATAGATTAAATTAACATAAGAATTTAAAGCATCATAGAAGCTATCAGAATATCCATTTAGACGTTTTCTCCAACCTTCTGTAACTAAATCTTCAAGAGTTCTGTTTTCCTAATCTATTTTTAAACCTTCGTCTTTAACTTTTTTTAATTCATTGTAGAATTGATTTAAAACTTGTAAATATCCTTTCTATAGTTCACCGTCTTCATTATATAATTCTTCTCCAAAATTATAATTCGGATTGATAGACTTTAAATAATTTACAATATTTTTAAAATACCTATTTTTAATGTCACATATAGCATCATTTAAATCCGCTCGTGTTCTAATAAGCTGCCTATTGTCTACGTCTACAACAGTAACTTTAGAAATATCTCTTCCAAATTGTTCTACTCTATAATCATTTGCTTTAATTACCGTACCATAATAATCCTCTACTATATCTCTTAGTTTCTAACTTAATCGATCCTTTTCATTAGGAAAATCTTCAAGATTTTCAATTTCAGGTTCTTCCGGATCTGTTTCAGTTTTTATATCCTCTGCATTTAATCCAGAATCAGTAATAAAGTTTTCATTTATAGTTTTTAAAAGAGAATCTACATCTACACTTTTCTACAATACATCTCTCCATTTTTCAATTAATCCTGTTAAAGTTTGCTATAATAAAGGAATAGACTTTAAGTATTTCTAAGTTTTATTTGTTTTATCTCCAAATTCGAAAGCGACGGCATCACTTTTAAGAGCATTAATTATTGCTCCATATACTACATCAACTCCTTTACCCTTGTTTTTCCTCGTTGCCGAGCTTAGTATAGATACCAAGCTCGGACTATGAGTATTATTAAATGTTTCTTTTATACAGTACCCCATAAATAATTTTTATTTTATTAACAATTTGTCTTGGAGGTAAGTCCTGCATATAATTCATCAACTGCGTCTTCTCCAGCAAGCATTACCTATTCTTCCACAAATGATATTAATTTATTAATACTATCTGAATAATCTTTAGATGTTTTAGATTCATTACCATAACTATTGTAGCCGCCTTCTAAGAAATCTACAAATTCTATTAAACTAGGATCCATTTTAAAAGTATCAATAAGCTCCTAATTACTGTTTATCCATTCTGTTATATAGGATTTTAGATATTCTAATTTAGCTTGTTGTATTTTTATTAGTTCTTCTTCACTTACTTCTGAATTATTTTTAGCTTTTTCAGCGGCTTCTTCAATTTCTGTACTTATAGCTTTATTAACAATTTTTTCGACTTTTAAACCATTTTTATTACCTCTTATTACTTTTAATATTGTACCATTTGGTAAAGTTAATATTAATGTACTATCTTCCCAAGAAATATCTTCAGGATTAATACTTTTAATAGGTTCTTTTAAATTAGCCTTTTCAGAAATTTGTTCAAGAATAGTTACTCTAGTAATTCCCGATTCTCCTTTTGACATATGATATATTTCATTACCGGTAACTAACTATTGGCTAAATAATCTTTCGCTATTCTTAGATAATTCTTTATTTATAAGTGGGATAAGAGCTTCCTAGATAGCATCGTCATTTTCAGCTTTCTTCTTAATTTTATTTATTTGATCGTCTGAAATACCTAGTTGCTAACTTTCTGCTATTAAATCTAAAGTCTCTTGAGAATGAGTTTCTGTGGGTTCTATTGGGGGTTCTTCTGTTTCTTCTACCTAAGTCGATTCCACAGCTTTCTGTAATTCATTTAAAGTAACTACAAATATAGGCATGTCAATATCAGCATTAACCGTTAATAATTTTTCGTTAGTAATACATTTTCTAAACATTGCCTAATTATTAATTTCTCCAACAACTTCAGCACCCATTGGATCAATATAAATACCATTTGGAAAATATGCATCAGTTGCGTGCCAATTAGTTCTAGTAGGATTTGCAGTTGTACCATGGAATGCTAGAGAAATTAAATCATAAAAAGAATTATCATGAAAATCTTCCCCGAGATCTCTAGGTATGTAAATATCACTTTTAGAATTTACAAATTCTCCATAATAAAACTTTATATCTTTAGTTTTATCATTAGCGTCTTTTAAAACAATAGGAGCAATATTATAATCCTCATTATACTAATATCTATAAAGATTTTTATAAATATACTAAAGTACATTAGGAATATGTTTTAATGCTTCTTTCTTTGGAAACTATATTTCATAATTAACTCCATCTTCTGTAAAAGATAATGCAGATCCAGTAATTAAAGAAGAAGTTAATCCAGATATTGAATTTCTAAATCCCTCTTTAGTGGTAATTTGTCTATCTTTAGGCCACTCCTTTCCATCATTTGTTTTAAGTTTGACAGTATCTTTAAGTACAGTTGATATTAGATAATCTAACATTTTATACTATTTTTGAGCTGTAAAAGGAGTTATATATATTCCTACCGGAGTTTTATTAAGTCCTTTATAAAATCCATTATCAGCACTAATATTAGTTAGTTCTCTTAAATAGGTTCCCGAACCAAGTCTGCTACCACCTACTCGAAATTGTCGTACTCTAGATGCTAAACTATCATTAAAATCTGAAAGTAACTTAAGTTCTTCCTAAGTTGCAGTAGTTTCTGATAAAATTTTGTCTACTTCTTCATCTACTTCCTCTGCATTATTTTCTTTATACCATTTAGCATCAGCATATTTAGCAATTCTAACTAGATCTTTATACTCTAAATTATTCTATTTACAGAAAGAATCTACAGCATTTATAAAACTATATAAATTAGCTCGATAATTCCAAAGAGCCGCCAGCATTCTAGCTCCCATATAATCTTCCTCAAATGGAAAAATTTTAATAATCTAGGTTCCGTCTGGTAATTTCTGAGTAGTATTATAAACACTGTGATAGTTCTATTGTATAAGAGTACTAAATGGAATTCCAGCATTATCCAAAGGCAATAATCTAACACTATTTCCAGATTCAAGAGGGCTATTTGCATTAATAGCTGTTTTTTGATCTAAATAAATTTGCATTAGATCATTTGGATTTAAAGTAGTGTCATTAGATACAAATACCACAGCTTTTCCTCTAATAGCATCACTATTTACTCCGTTAAAGTTACTTCCAATATAAATGTAAGGATCAGAAATAACAGTATAGGGATGTGTTTTTCTAAATGTTTCTAGATTTACAGTTGGGACTGGTTTTTTATATTCTCCAACTCCAGTAAATTTTCTAATACTTGTAAGGCTAGAAAATATTGGAGTTACATCTTTATAAAATACATTCCCATTATCTTTATATTGCTAGGTCATTGCATCAAAAAGTGCCCTATACTATCTAATTTTAGCTTTTACTGCTGGTTTATCGCTTTCTTTTACTTGATCGGAAACATAGAAACTATCGGGATTAGCTAGTAATCCTAAAGTTATTTTGCAAGTTTCTTCTTTATTATTTTTGAATTCTCCTACTAAAGTATAAACTAGACCATTTATTTCTATTTTATTGTTTCCAGGCCCGTCTGTTTTTAATCCTGTGAAACCTACAAAACTATCAGAATCTTTTCTAGGACGAATTTCTATTTTATATTTTATTTGTTCAAGATGTTTAGCATTAACTACAGAAGCTACAGAACTAGGCAAGTCATCTAAACTTTTACTATAAAGGATTACCGATTTTAATCCTAATAAAGTAGTGACTAACCCATTTAATTCAGCACCGCTTGTTATTGTGTCTTTATCTGTAAATATCTACAAGTCAGATTTTATAGCTTTTCTAGGATTTACATAAGATACAATTTCTTTACCCTAGGCATCTTTAGTTACAACACGATTTAAACCAGCAAGATGGGCAGATCCATAAATTCTTATAGGAGAGCTTTCCAAAGATATTAAGTTATCTACTTTTATATCAAGCTCTTCAAGATCTTTATCTTCAAGAATATCGTGCATATCCTCTCTTAATTTAGATTGTTCTTCATCTGTTATTACTGGAGGTACATCATCTATAATAATAGTATCAGTAACAGGTTTAACTGAGTCATCTTCAACTTGAGACACTGAAGTCTCAGAAGTAGAAGTAGGTGACGCTGGAGCAGAAGTAGGAGATACTGCAGTTCCTTCAGTAGTAGCTATAATTGGAGTCTCCGGCTATTCTTCTGTAGATTCAGACTATCCTTCTGAAGGTTCCTAACTGGGTGTTTCAGTAGTTGGAGTTTCTTCTTTAGGTGTTTTTTCTTCTGTATTGGGTTTTCCCTCCTACTTTTCTTCTTTAGGCTAATTTTCTTCTTCGGATTTTTCTTCTGTGGTTGGCTATACAACAGTTTCCCCACCGTATAATTTTTCAAATTCTTCATTAGGAATTAATTCTAAAGAATTTAATACTTCTAATTTAGCTTTAATAAAAGGTTCTATAGCATCCTTTAAGTTTGGAGCTAATTTCTTTTGTAAATTTTCTTTATTTGCTCCAATTATTTGAGATAGTCCATTATCAATAAAAATAGATCCAGACTTACCTCGACTCATAAGAGTATATAAATTAGTTAAGAAATTAAAAACAGCTACATCAGAAGCATTATCTGATAATGCCCATTTTTGGTCTACTATAATATAATCAAACTCCTAACCTTGTATTTCATCGGGTTTTAATACATGTATTTTTTTAGAGTCATAATTTTCAACTAACTATTGATAAGCTGTACCATTAGTATCTCCAACAAATGCAATATCTCCCTTTAGTTTAGTTATATCGGATTTAGATATAGAAGAAGTAATTAGATCTCCATTTAATTCATCTTGATTATATACTCTAAAATCTAAAAATTGAATTTGAGCTTTTAAATTATCAAATTTTTGTTGGTAATTAGAATCATCTTCTTCTAACTTAGACATTTCATTAATAATTTTCTAAGTAGTTAAAAGATTCTCGGATTTCTATACATTTACATCTCTTAGAGAAATAGATAATTTAGGAGAACGTAATACCATAATTTTTTCACGGTCTATATTTCTACATATTTTAGTATAACCGTTCTAATTAGTATCTCCTAAAGCAATAATTTTTATATTATTTTCTTTTGCCCAAAGATTTAAAATCTATAGTTCAATTCCACTAAAATGAGTAATTTCATCAATTATTACAGCTTTTGGAGCATCCTTAACTTTATTTATTTTAATTTTAGATGGAACTAGTATTTCTAAAGTCGTGGAATATCCAGGAATATTATTATAAGTATAATAATCAGATTTTTTAGAATTACTATCTAAATCTGACATTATTTTTTTATAATCCTCCACGCCAATAATCTATTCCATTAAATCTTTTCTAGTATAGGAAGTACCATCTGGAGCAATTGTCTTTAAAGTCTATATTTGAGTATCCTTAGGAGCACTTAGCCAAATATTTTTAGAACCAATAAATTTTATAGCATTTCTTGCAATTACTTGTGTTTTACCTACCCCAGCACTTCCGTCTATAAATACAAAACGATCAAGTACAGGTTTTACAATTGAGGAAGTTTCTCCTAATCGTTCACTTACGTAATCCCAAGCCTGAGAAATTATTTCAGGACTTTTTATTGTTGCCATAGCGATTCTAGAAGCATGTTCCTAAATAGTTAATGGAGCTTTTTTCTTAGAAACATCTTCTTCTTTTTGGGACTCTTCGACAGTCTATTTTATGAAATTATTGTATTCATTTGAGCTAATTCCGGCAATAGTTAGAAGATAGGTAAATTTATCGAAGTCAGTAAATTTACTATAATCAATAGTTTCATTTAATTCTGATGTAACCTAATTTGATAAGGCTTTAAAAGAAACATCTACTAACTAAGTTTCTAAAATCTAAGATTTTTCAAGAATTTCTTTGAAAGAAATTCCATCATTTAAAATCTTATGTAAATTAATAAAGAATAAATTTTCTAATTTATGTACTAAAACTGCAGGCTTATCTCCAGGAATTTTATCTTTTCCTTCTAATAAATCATATTCCTTACCATTTATAGTAAATTTAGGAAGATTAAATAAAACTCTAAAGAAATCTATTTTAGCCATAGTAAATCTCTCGTCTGCAGTTATTAACTTCTATCTTTTATTAATTTTATTATTATCAGATAAAGAAATCCAAGAAAATGGATTATCCCCATCCAATTCATTTAAATATTTCTATATTTCAAAAGCATATATTTCAGTTGTATTCTAATCTAAAGTTGGCAACTAATTATAATTTTTAAAAATATCTTTATGTTTTTCTGCATATTCATTGATTGCTCGATTATGCCCAACGGGCAATATATAATTAGCATCAAATCCAGCTGCATATAGATACGCTTTTAAAGATTTTAAAATTAAAGTAGCTTCATTAAGTACAATTTCTTCATCTTCTATTTTAAAATCTTCTCTATTCTTTTCTCCTAGAAATTTTTGATGTATTTGCTATAAAATTTCTTCAATACTTTTATTTTCAGGATCTAAAGCTACACGTACTTTATTTAATAAAGCTATAACAGGACTATTTTTAGAAACTTTATCTTGAAGTTTGTCAAACATTTTAATTAAAGTATCCTATCTTATAGTATCGTCTATAGCTGTAAGTTGCTATAAATTAGCTCCTAAATCCTAATCTTTATCAAAGATATTTTTAAAATAGTTTGGAAAATCTTCCTTATTTGCAAGATAATTAGAACTATTAACGTAATTATGAAAATCCTCATACTCTGGATCTAAGTAATACGTTAAAATATAGTCTTCACTAGGATCAAATGTTAATATAGAATCTATAGCATCTTCATCACTCATTCCTTTTATTGCTTCCAACTAAGATTCTACATTATCCTTAAGTCCTTCATTTCCTTCCTTATTTAAAATTTCTTGTATTTTAGGATCCTTATTTTTAACTCTCTATACTAACTCTTTTGCAAAATTATATACATCGGTAAGGTTAGTAAGGGGATGGTCATATCCAAAATCAGAAAACATCTCTTCTAATCCTTCTCTAATAGGTTCTATTGGAGCTACTAAATACATATTATTAAGATAATCTTCCAAATTTTGTTTAACTTCTTCTGCATTACTAAAATCACTTTTTAATTTAGCAAATATCTATTTAATATTAGAATCAGAAATATTCTAATCTATATAATTAGATATTAACCAATTAGCAATATCAGAACGTCTAGTGACAAGAAGTCTGTGAATATAACGTTGAGTTGTTGGATCTATATATTCACCAGCATCGTCAATCATTTTAGAAATTGTTTTAGCAAATTCTTCTGATTTTTCGTCTTGTAATTTTTGAATCTTTTCAATTCTATCATCATGACGCTTTATAAATTGTTCATCAGTTTCATCTTCTTTTTTAACATTTCTAAATTCAAAATCCTCATCGGATTCATCCTCTAATTTAATATCGGGAGACAAAGGCTACATAACCTCTTCAATAGCATCATCTAAATGTGAAAAAGCTTCCTAAGATTGTTTTACTTTGTCAACATTCTTTGAGAGTTCATCTAATATAGGATTAATTTTTTCTCCCATTTGCTTATAAATATCAAAAGCCTAATCTAAATCTAGAGACTATCCACTTCTTTTATAAGCTAAATATTCTTTTTTATAAGTTTCTTTTTCTGCTTCCGATAATTGATCAATAGTTTTATGCTTATTATTTTGTAACCAAGTATCATAAGTAGCAGACATAAAAGGAGCATTAAGATTCTTATCTATAAAGAATAACATTTTTTCAGTATAAGGCAAAGACTATTCTCCCTTTAAGAAAGAATCTCTCTATTTACGTAAATCGTCTAATTTCTTCTAAGCTTCCTCAATATTATGCAATCTATTAGGATCATTTAACACCTAAGTTCCAGGACTGTCTGGAAGTAATTCACCATTAGGAGTTCCGTCCGCTGTTCTATTAGCCTTACTTAAATCCGTTTCAGCATCAATTAATTTTCTAGTAATTTCTCTAAATTGTTCCTAATATCTTGTAACATAAGACTAATCTTGTAGAAATTCTTTTAAATCTAAGAATCTCTTTTCAGATAAAACCATTTGATCAAATAGTTCTGACTCACTAAGATTAGTTTTAGTTGTATTTAAGATATTATCTAATTGGAGAACACCCTCTCTTAAACGATTATAAACATATTCGTTCTAAGAATCAGCTTTGTCCTCAGTTGATAAATATACTGGATTGCCATCTTTGTCATATTCATATTTAGATGCAGACAAATTAGTACTTCCAAATTTACCAGAATCTCTCCATTTTTCAAGTTCAGAAAGCACATCTTTGGTTTTCTTATTGGCTACTAAATAAATTAATTCATCTTTAGTAGTGTCTCTCATAAAATGTCCATTCTTAAAAGCATCTACCCCATAGAATAAACCACCACCAAGCGCACCACCAAAGAATGACATACCATAACGTGCCCCCATATTTTCCCAAGCACCTACATCAGTAAGTCTTGAAGTATTGAATATATTTGGAGATAATTCTCCTGCCCATTCATATAATTGTTTAGAAAGATCAGTTACTAATTCTTCTGCAACCTCTTCAGTACCTTCACCTATAGCTTTACCAACAAATCCTAAAGAATGATCTTTTAAATTCTATATAAACTCAGAAGTAGAATTCTTTCCTAAATCAATACCTTTCTATATAAGCTTTTTAACTGCATTACTAGATTTATTACTAATAGGATTACTTATAGCTCCTTCCTAGAACATACTTTTTGCAACGCTATTAGCATCCTTTTTAATAGCATTTCTTAATGCTATTCTAGTATCATTCTAAAGTTCGTCAAAAAATACTTCTCCAAGACCTAAATATTTATCAACAGAAAACATACCAAGAGTACTACCAAAAGCTACTAATGCAGCATCTCTTTTATTAGCACCGTGCTCTAGCATTGATTGATATACATCCGTATTGGATATAATAGCCATGTAAACAAGAGAAGCATCCGCTCCTAAACGTGCTTTTTTCTATAAAGCATCCTAAACAGGCATTACAAATTTCTAAATAGCCGCCTTACCAATAGGACTTTCTGCCCATTTTTTTGTATTCCCAATATAAGACATTGCATTAGGAACACCTGACTGTAACATTGCCTAACTTTGATTGGCATAACTTGCAGTAGCTTTTTGATAAGCTAATTCCAATTCAGAAGTTCCTCCTCTTAATTTACTTATAGAATTAGCAATTAATTTTTGTTGTCCCCATTGATTAGCAACATCTGCTACAAGAGAACCTATATTTTCAAGTGTAAAAACGTGTTCTTTAGAATACTATGATGTTCCAGTTGTAAGTTTATCCCCAAAGGCAGCTATAGCATTTAATGTTTGAGAGTCTTTTTCATTTCCCCAAATTGAAGAAACCATACCATATAACATAGGTAATGATTTGCCCATTTCTCTGGCTATTAAAGCTCCACTATAAATAGCTGCAGAAGGCCCCCAGAACATAGGAAGTACAGCTAAGGCAGTCTAAGCTATAACACCTGCTGGAGATTTATCTAAACCATCTGCATCAAAACAATCATATTTGTTAAGACCTTCTCCATCTACTGTTAAAGTGTCAAAAGAAGATAATACTTCTTTACCAACTAAAGATCGATCACCTAATGTTTCATAATAATAATCCCCAAATTCATTTATCTTAGCCTATCCCTTCTAATGCTCTTCTCCAGTTTTTGGATCAATTCCATCTGAATCCCAAGTAGCAAGCACTAATGGTTCATCAAATAAATTTTTAATCCAACCTATCGGACTATTAACTAAGGCTCTATCATTAGGAGAATAATCTAGCCATTTTTGATTTTTAGAATCCCATACTTTAGATTGCTAAGCTAATTCACTCTAAGATAAAGTGTTTCTTTCAACCTAGTTTATACCTGCTATACCAATAGTATTTCTATCGGGATTAGCTACAGTAGTAAATTTAAAATTTGGGTCTTTTACTCTAGAATTTTTTCTTCTGGAAGTATCAAATAAACTATATTCAAAATTATCTGTTGCTGGATTACTTTCACTAAAAGACTAAAATTTAGTAAGATTATCTTTATAGAAATCTTTAAATTTAGCTTCGCTAAAGTTTCCATTATTATCTTTAAATAAATCATTCTATGTTACAAAAGTACTGTTAACATACTATGAGTATGGAAGAATTTGGGTATTCTCCACACTCATATCAAATACATCTTTAAAGTCCTAATTATTAAATGTAGGATTATTTATGTTCGCTACTATCCAATCATTTTCTTTCATAATACAACGTCAGATTTTACAGATTTAGCATTAAATTGTTTATTCCACATCTGGAATTCAAGTTCTTTTTGCTGCATTGCAGGTTCTTTATAATGTTGTCCTTCAGCAGTAATAGCCTAAACCTAATTATTTGTTATAGGAATGTAAATACATCCTTTATATACATCATCATGTCCATTAAAATCATACAGTTCATTTCTATCTATTTTATAGTTATCTTTCTTATCATTGGTAGAAAGAGTAGTTTCAATTCTATCCATAGCATCATCATCTGAAACTCTAACTACAAACTTACTGTCTCCAAATTTAGTATCTCTTTGAGTTTTATCTACACTATATCCTTCTACAACTAAGAATTGACCTAAGCAAGACCAATCTACACCACCACTTTGACGATTTATAATACGATCAAGATTATTCTTATGTAGTAACTATGCTATTTCTTGAGCTTTATTGGGATCTCCCATAGTGATATTTTTAGCTCGTAAGTCTTTCTAGAAATTCTCCCATCTATTAATAGCATCTAAATCTACTATTTTAGTACCATTTGAAGATGTAGTAGTTGGTAAGTAAGTCATTACACCTCCCATACCATTATACATTGTATTGTTAAAGTCTTCTTCACTAAGAACTCTATCTCCAAATGTAACAGCATGTTGATTAACTGTAATTCCTGCTAATCCAGAATCCATTAAAGTTCTTAAGCTAGTAGCACCAACTGGAGCTCCATTCTTATCAGGAATTGAAGAATACGAAACACCATCTACTTGCATTTGTCCTTTAGACCCTCTATTTATAGTTACAGTAGTAGGAGTACCTCCTATCTATCTTGACATATTATAATATGGGCCAGTTTTAATATCATCATCAAATGAAGCATCGCCACTGCTAATATTAGAAGAACTTGAAGAACTAGAAGAAGATTTAGTACCACTTTTAAGTACTTTTTCTAAGGTTCCTTCATAATCTACCGTGAAGTCGTTAATACTAGTAAGTTTAGAAGAAATTAAGTATGTTAACATACTTTGAATTCCTTTTTCTCTATTCGGATTTCCAGATTTAACCGCTAATAGAGTTTTTGCCTCTTCTGGCAGAGTCGTATATATGTAGGCTAAAGCTGCCTGTGCTTGATTTTTCTAGTCTTTAGTAATAACCTTGGTGCTATATAAGCCATCTAAAGACATTCCTTTTTCTTGAATCAAACGAGCTGCATCTTCCTATTGAAGAGCTTGAATTCCTTGATATAAGTCATTCTCCTTTTTAACCAAGTATCCCGATTGTGTAGATTCCGAAGTTCCTAAAGAAGATATAATGTCTTTTATATAAGAGTTTACATCCTAAATTGAAATACCTTTAGATGCAATTCTAAGTATCTCTGTATTTCCGGCATATTTAGGATCCCAAGCTCTTAAATATAAAATATTAGAATATGTTAATGGATTATATTTGTCTCTATTTTTTAAGTATTCAGAAGCAGTTACTTGTCTAATATTATTGTGTTTATCTTGTACAATTACATTGCCACCATCAACTACAATCTCAGTTAGAGCATTATTTTTATCTAATTTAGAATAAATTTTATCATACTGATCTTTTATAAAAGCACTCTATTGAATATCATAAGCACACTGCCTATAAATATGTCCCATTTCAGCGGGGTCTCCATCTGCCATAGTAAGAAGTTGCTCAGTTTTAGCTTGAATTCTATTTCTATCTCCAGGAAGAGCATCTATTTTAGCAACTAATTCACTTATTTTTTCTTCTGAAATTCCAGATTTACTAGTTGATTCTTTATCAGAAGATTTACTAGTTGATTCATTGGTGCTTTCTCTTCTTCTACTATTTCCTGCAACAGCCTACTATGCTTGGTAGGCCATTACAGGATTAGTAAAAGTAGTAAAAAGAGAAGCTAATCCACCATCTTGAAATTTAGGAATTATTTTCATTGTCTCTTATTACTTTAGTAATTAACTTATTTAATTTACCTCCATTCTTTTCTCTAAGTATATACTACCAAGACTGCGGAAGATAAGTACTAGATCCATATAAATCTAAATATGGATAACCTTTAATTTTACCATAGAACATATTATTATCGTTAGCCATTCTACTAGATATTTCTTTAGCTCTAGCAAGCATTTGTGGATACCAAGTTGTAGTATAAATACTTTCATTAGGATGAGCTAATTGCCAAGATTTTTTCATCTAAGTCATTTCATCTAATTCATTCTAGTACTTACGCTATGTAAATGCTTGTGCTTGTTGTAATTTATATGCTTCCTCTTCTGCTTTCTTAGTTGCCCAATCTTGAGATTTACTAGTTGCCCAAGTACCAACTCCCTTCATTAAAGCATCAAATGATTTATAATCCGAATTTCTTTTAGCAGCTTTTAACTATGCTAAAGCCTAATTATTAGAAATAATAGCATCCGTATTATAATTAGCAATATCAGAACGTCTTTGAGCCCATTCCCTAGATAATTGTTGTGCAACCTAAGCAGTTCTTTTAATTTCGGCATCATCTATTTGATTGCCTTGTTGCTACGCTTGATTATTAGCAAGTTGTCCCTAGAGCATTCTATTAGCAGCTAAATAAGCATCTGAAGTAAATGGTTGATAACTTGCGCGCATTACATCTGCACCCTAACTATTATACAGCTATTTAGTAGAAAAGGCTCCGGTTACAGGAGCATATGCTCCCCATGTGTTATGTAATTTAGGAACTTGCGCAGCTGCAAGATCTTTATAGTTAGCTTTATTAGTCGCTAAGGATTTTGTGTAACTAGCTAAATCAGTAGCTAATGGAATATATTCATAAGGATTGAAATGCTTTGATT